TCTTCGCGTTCTTCGCATTCTTCGCATTCTTCGCATTCTTCGCCATCCAAAACACTAAGGTTTGGAGGAACTCGAAACACTCGAAGCACCAAGCTCAGGAGAAAAAGAAAAAAATTCGCCTGAACGTAGGGTCTGTTAATCTAAAGTATTTATACATTACAGAAATTAGGCCCTACTTGGAACATTTACATACTTTGGACGAATTTTGCAAAGGTATAAAAAAATTGGGTTGATACATTTTTCCTTCTTTGCCGCACATATCCTCGGCTTGTCTTGCTATCAAACATAAAGAGTTTTCAGCATTTCCAGTGACATAAAAATCATTTTCCATTTTTGGAAACAAGGAGCATCTACCGTAAGAATTATCAAGAAAAAGGGGTTTCCTAAAAAACTTACAGTTTTTACAAAAAAATGGAGTTTCTTTCACAGCAAAAACGGATAAAATGACTGCGCAAAAAATTACAATATTCATAGTATATTTCCAACAAAAACATATTTAAGTCGTTTTACTTCAAAATAAAGCCTCTGAGAAAAGATGCAAATTTAGAAAAAATGCGACTTTTGTCTTTCCGCGTCAAAAATCTCAAAAATTCTCGCAATTTGTTGACTCGTTCCGTTCTAAACATTCTTGGTACCTCTTGAAAACTTCATCTGGTGTCAATGGAATAGTATTAGTTGCAGAAGGCACTTGAACAGAAGGCACTTGAACAGAAGGTTCAAATACTTTTCTTGCTAAACTTGTACCTATACCCCATCCAAAACCACTAACCATTGAATCTACAAACCCTGAACTCATTTGTGGTGTAAGAGGTTTCGGTGGTGGTACTTGGATTTTGTGTTTTTTCACATTTCTAACCATTTGGTATGCAATAAAAAAGTATTTTGTTTTTATCTTTTTTACATCTCTGATTCGAAAAAAAGGGGTTTTTTACAGTTCGAAAAAAAAGGGGTTTTTTCGAGCAATTTTTTTTTAAATTTTTTAATGCAACCAGCACAATGCTTGCGATGTCCCTTCCCGTTTTCGAAATCACCACGGTAGATCGATTCACTGTCCCGCAAATCTTGGCAGTTCAGAACGAAAACACTTACTTTGTATTGTCTTCCGATGGAGCCCAATTTGTTGCGCCGTACATCGTTCAATCCGTGAACGATCAAGTCGTACTGGCAGTGAACCCGATGCGTTGTCCTATCTCGCTGGTTTCGACGTTTTGCTCCCTAGTCGTCAGCTTCGTCGTCCCGAGAATTGATGTCATCTTCTTCTATCTGCCTACTCAACTGGACGAATTGAGACCAGAGCCTGCTGCCATTAACCTTCCGAAATACTTAACTGCATACGATATCGTTCTGCGCACAACCGAACTACGAGGCGAAGTGCTGACAGGTATTCCTAATCGAAAAATCACAATCGTATTCTTATGAATCGACAGGCCCACATCAGGAAGGTACTCGGACGGGTGCTCGGACGTTCTACCAATACGGTAACATTTCCTTATTCAAACATATCCATTGTATACAGGAACTCTACTCGCCAAAGATAGCATTTCCTTATTCAAACATATCCATTGTATACAGGAACTCTACTCGCCAAAGATAGCATTTCCTTATTGTCGAAAGGCTCTGAAACTCACGAAGGTATAGTTTCCTTATTTGTCTAAGCATATAAACTAACACAATGTACAGCTAAGACTCCTGTAGGTATACAAACATAAAATCGAAAGTATAATCCTTAATCTAATTGAAACACACAGACGGCGGAAAAAAACGCGGACGACCTGCAAAATCATAAAACGCCCTATACATAGTTTTCCTCGTCCAACTCCTCGTCGATATCCTTCTTTTTCTGCCTTTTTGGCTTGACCTCTTCCTCTTCGTCGTCAACCACAAACCCATCATCTTGATATCCGCTAAAAGTAGTCTTGTATTCATCTTCATCTTCGGTTTCTTCTTCCTCTGAATCGAATTCAGAATCGATATCCTCGAACCCTTCCATGCACATGTCGTAAAACTTCTCCCAGTTGGCTTTGGTCAAACTTGCGGCGAAAGTAGGGTCTTTGCTCGATTCACATTTTAATAATAAACAAGACCCGAAAAAGAGCAAGTTGTCGATGGGTGGTGGAAACTCGTATTTGTTTTCCTGTCCGGCTTTACCGCTCGTCTTGCCGTACACAGCGATATGTTCATCGCCAGCAGTTAAAATATGCTTGCATTCAAACCCCGCGCTGCTTTTAAAATTAGCCTTTTTATATAAATCTTCACAGTTGTAATCACACTTGACCTCTTTGATTTCTCCGGTCTTTGTAATGCAGAGAAGAGTTGGCATTTTCTTTTAAATGAATGGTTTTGTTTATATATTTTTTTTTTGATTTCCTTTTTTCGATTTCCTTTTTTCGATTTCCTTTTTTCGATTTTTTAGAAATTTCACAAAAAATTTAGAAATTTAAGCAATCCTAACTTTTTTTGGCTATATTCACATCGTCTATTTTTCTTGACGGTCTTCGCAAACGGAATAAGTTTAGTAATCAAGTTGGATTAGTTCTTTGTGACGAAAAAATTGAAACTTGTTTACACCTTTAGACATTTTAAATATGGATTTGAAAAAAGTTAAAAAAGTGAAGAGATTAGATCAATGGAAGAAAAATAAGTACACAAACAAACTTTGCACCATATTACCAAAATTATGCGATGATACGATAAATGTCATATTATTATTTGTAGGGACAAGTTTAGTGCATCTAAAAAACAAATTTAAATTACAATTTTATAACAATCTAACTTGCAGTGTCGCAAGTGCATGCAAAAAAATAAAAATGAAATTGGTGTATTTCATAAAAAAATTAACGGTTCACGAAATGATACTATTTGGACAATTTTGTCTTCATCGTAAAATTTTAGAGGAATTTAGATGCTATGCGCGTTATAGTGGTGAAAAATATTTTGAGCGCGCACAAATGACAATAAGTATTTTAGTTGAAAAACATACAGAAATGAAACAAAAACAAATGAAATGTTCAGTGTTTCATTCGTTTCTAGAGGCTTGTCAAAGACAAATAGTAAAATTTTTAGATCACTATGAACTCACAAAAAAAGAAGCTTGTATTATACAAGAATATATTACCTCGGCAAATAATAATTAAACATCCCAAATACTTTTGAGCGAAGATTGTGCGGTTGAAATATTTTCGGAAAAGGTTTTCAGCAAAAAGGTTAAAAGGATTTTGACAATTCAAAAAAAATTGATTCAAGGTCATGACTCATTTGCACACCGAAATGAATGAGCACGATAGTTTTGTTTTTCAAACTATGCTTACCTGCATTGGCAACAAAAGAAAACTCGTCGGACATATTCGATCTATTGTGGAAGATATACGTCAGGAACTCAAGAAACCAGCGTTAAATATAGTGGATGGGTTTGCGGGATCCACGGTTGTTTCTCGAGAATTATCCTTTATGGCTGAAACGCTTTACTCAAACGACATGGAGTTTTACTCCTATATTATGTCCTCTTGTTTCTTAGTCACGCCTTGTGATGCAGACAAACAGCAAATCGAGCACCATATTCACCAAATGAACAACCTCGCCACCGACGGTCCATTTACTCCAGGCATTATCTGTAAACTGTACGCTCCGAAAACGACGAATCGAATAATGCCCGGAGAGAGATGCTTCTACACTCGTGAAAATGCCTTGATCATCGATACGTTGAGATCATACATTGATACCGTTCCTGAACATCTGAAATATTATTGTCTTGCCCCGCTTCTTACAAAAGCTAGCATTCACACAAATACCGCAGGAGTGTTCAAAGGATTTTACAAACACAACGACGTGGGTCAATTCGGTGGGTCGGGCGAGGTCGCATTGAGTCGGATTTTAAAACCTATCCGTTTAGACGTACCTTTGTGGAGTAAAACAAGTTTCGAAGCCATTCCAACAAATCTGGATATTACCTCTCTTATCTCGCAGTTACCCGACAACATCGACATTATTTACCTGGACCCCCCTTATAACCAGCATCCTTATGGCAGCAACTATTTCATGTTAAACGTGATTGCGCATAACGTGGAACCGCTTTCTGTCTCGAAAGTGTCCGGAATCCCAACGGGATGGAATAAATCAGTTTTTAACGCCTACAAAAGCGCTGTAGATTCCATGCAAGAATTGATTCAAAGAAGCCTCGAAAAGGCGACATACATCCTCCTTTCGTACAACAACGAAGGGTTGATCAAAATGGACGACTGGGCGTCTCTCCTTGCTCCCTACAAAATAAAAAAGTTCGAGATCCCGTACAATACCTACAAAGGGAGCCGAAATCTGGCCAATCGAAACGATAAAGTCATGGAAATTATGTATCTGATCTCTTTGCAATAACTTCATGGACACGGTCGAGAGTCCTGCAACAAATCAAAACGATCTCATCTTTTTTCCATCGCGATGACCCGTGGTCCATTTCGTCCCACTTATGGGCTTTCACGAAAATGGAAGCAACACATTTACGATCTGGTCCGATTTTTTTTAAAACATTAATATTAGGAAGGATTTGGTCGATCTGTTCTTGAATCGAGTGTTCCTCAATCGAGGAAACCGATACGTAATGATTAGGAGCAAAATAATTCATCATACTTAGACGATTACTGATCGTTTCAGTATGATGCAAGTCGCATCCCGAGACGAAAACAACTAGCGCATAGAATTCAGCCAAAAAACACATTTCGGCTTGGCGAAATGTTTTTCCAAGCCTTTCGATGGCGTTTCCTGTTGCCTGTTTAGGTTTTTTTTCTTTGAAGCGAATGTCATTACTTCCCTGGAGTTTATCCTCCACAATAAGAATGATTTCTTCTATTCCGTTACGTACCAATTCTATTGCATAACGTACCAATAAATAGATACCACCATCTGGAATAAACCTTTTGTTTTTGTCGCCATCGTCTGGCACTAGACCAAGAAATATTTTAAGCTCATAAAAAGTGATAAAAGCTTTCCAAATCACTTTACCTAGCGTTTCGAATAATTGTGAAGCGTAACTAAGGATTTCGGGTTTTCCATTCATTAATTCTTTTTCTGAGTGTTTGCTGTCATCGTTCAAACTAAGTCCCTGTTCATTCCTTAAGACGTGTCTTGCACTCAGGGACATCCTAAGAGAAAGCAGGTCATAGGTAGGCAAATCAATTTTTTTTTAAATTACAATGACCAAAACGATGAACCATTCAAAATCTTTTAATCTGTTATAGTATAATGAATTGGGTCATTACGATATATTTACTGTTGTTATTTTTTTGTTTGACTCCGGGGATTATCATCACATTGCCCTTGAAAAACAAATATAAAATAGCGGTTATACATGCTTTATTGTTTGCTCTCATTTGGCAACTGACTCACAAATGGATACTGCACCTCAATGGAAAAAAAGAAACGTTTATTAATGGTACTAAATTGAATTTATTACAAACAACATTAAATGATTCATCATTTGATGACGATACAAAAATAAAAGTGATAAAAGTGTTGAATATTTCAGACGAAACATTTTCAAAGATAATCGATAGTAAAGATACTAACAAAGATAAAGTAAAAAAACTGCTTTCTTTAGACGATTTTACTGCCAAAACTTGAGGCAATTCTTCTAAGACGTTCTCTTTGCAATTGCTTCAAAGACACGGTCAAGGACCGTGCATAAAATCAAAACGATCTCATCTTTTTTCCATCGCGATGACCCGTGGTCCATTTCGTCCCATTTGTGTGCTTTCACGAAAATGGAAGCAACACATTTACGATCTGGTCCGATTTTTCGCTTTAAAATATTAATATTGGGAAGAATCATTTCTATCTGTTCCTGAACCGACGAGGCAGGGTCTACCGATATGTAATGATTGGGGTAATTGTAATTCATCATATTAAAGCGTTTGCTTATCTTATGCTCAGGATGGAAATCGCATCCGGACGCGAAAATTATATACGGAAAGATGTCATCTGTGAAAAGCATTTCGAAGGCGAGTTTATTTTTAGCTGCGCGTTCAATAGCATTTCCCAAGGCTTGTTTTTTTTTGTTCTCGGAATACCGTTTATCGTTTGTGCCTTGGACTTTATCTTCAACGACCAGAATGGGTATTTGAATTGCAGAACGATCTATAAAAGATAGAATACTTCCGTCTGGAATGACAGACGATGACCTGTCGTCAATATTTGGAACCGGACCTCCTAAAGTAGCTTGATTCAAAGTAAGGTCGTACAAGCTGATTTTCTTATCACGAATGATGTGTCCACCTAATAATACCGCCTGTTGTTGAGCATAAGGCAATACTACCTTCATAGCCTCTGACAGAACGTCCTCTGAGTGCTTGCTGTCATCGTTTAAATGTCCATTCATGAAGGCCCTTAAACTTGTGGATTTCATCCTTAGAGCAAAAGCAACACATATTGGAAATATCATAGAATGGATAATGGGTAAGCATTTATATTTTTGTGCAAAAATATCAATTTTTTCGACCTGCGAGTTTTCAAACACCGAGAAAAATTAGAAATTGTTTTCTGCGCACCGCCTGATCATCCTGACCCTTTACACCGATTTTTCCAATGGACTACGCTTCGGTTCGGCCCAAAAAAGGTCGACTCAATTTACTTTTAAGTTTGCCAGAGGTTCTGCAAGGCGTTGTGTACAGTTATGACAATACCAAAGTGGAGAATTTCAAACATGTGCTTGCGGAAATTAAAAATTCTTGGCCGCATATTCTCGAAAGGAGGCGCGTCACTCTCTACATTAAACAATTCATCGGATCACAAAACTTTTGGACGAACGGGTATTGCTCTGCAGGAAATGTCGCGAAGCTTTTTGGGAGAGAATCCAATCTCAACTACATAAATCATTTAAAATCTGTACGAGATTTTAAAGTGGTGTTTACTGAGCGCAATCAGGTTCTGTATTTTAACGTGATTCCTGCCAAAAAAAATGATTTTGAAATGGAAGAGGCGGATGGATATTTTGTCGAGGTGGACGACTTTCCACAATGGTTTCATCCTTGCCAACCATCAGTCTTAGTAACCGATAACCAAAAACGAAACATGTATACTTTTTCTGAATAACCGGAAAAAATTAGAAAATGAGAAAAATTAGAAATTTTTTTCTACAGAAATCTTTCTCACAACTCTTCCCTTGTTTTTCAACCACCACTGATAACCATTAAAAGAACATGGAGTGCAATGTATGTGTAGAGAAATTTAATAAAACTACTCGCGCGCACGTCATTTGTCCTTATTGCAGTTTCGATGCGTGCCGATCGTGTTCCGAGACGTTCATTCTTGATAAACACGTGGCTACCTGTATGAATAATGCGTGTGAAAAAGTGTGGACGCGTAAGTTTTTAAACACGGCATTTACGCAAAAATTTGTCACGGGTGCATGGAAGTCTGATTGTCAGAAGGTGCTCTTTGAGAAAGAAAAAGCAATGTTGCCCGCAACCCAGATTCTGGTCGAGCGAGATATAGCCAAAGAGAAAATACGAATGCGTATCCAAGCAGCGCGTGATCGCCACGCCATTGAAAACGCAGCCGTAAGACCCAACCTTATAATGAAAAGGAGGCAGAGCTACGAAATAGATGTATTAAAATTTGAGATTCGAAAGATCACCGAGCAAATCGGTGAGCACCGACGATTTGTGCGTGCTTGCCCAGAAATAGAATGCCGTGGTTTTCTGTCTGAGACGTGGACCTGCGGTTTGTGCGCGAAAGACACCTGTCCTGACTGCCATGTTGTGAAAAACGGTGAGCATACCTGCAACACAGACGACCTCGCGACAGCAAAACTGCTTGACTCGGATACCAAACAGTGTCCCAAATGCGCCACCGGCATTTTTAAGATTGAAGGGTGCGACCAGATGTGGTGTACGCAGTGCCACACCGCATTTTCCTGGATATTTGGGAACATCGACCTTAAAAGCATCCATAACCCCCACTTTTACGAATGGCAGCGCCGCAACGGCCCAGTGCCACGTGCAGTCGGTGATATCGTCTGTGCTCGTGAGCTCGATCATTATCTATCGACGCGGATACACACACGGACGGACTTTGCTTTCGGTTTACAAACCCAAACCGTCTTCCTACGAGCCATTGACGACATCATCCAGGCCACGATCCATTTGCGCGATGTAGAGATGCCGGATTACCTGGTCGTCGAGAACAAAGTGCCCATCCGCATCGCGTATCTCCGCCAGAATATTACCGAGGGACAGTTTGTTGCCAAATTACATCTGGCCAATAAACAGCAAGAGAAAAATCGCGAAATCGCAGAAGTGCTTCAAATGTTTGTCCAGACCATTACCGAGATTTTATACCGCCTTGAAGATGAACCTTATGGTTTAGGGTTAGTGATAACCAAGGAACTTTACCTGAACGAAATCGAGGCTTTGCGCACATACGCCAACGAATGTCTGGTAGACATTGCACACACATATGGACACAAACCCAAGACCATTACACTAAATAGTCGCTATCATACCTTGAACTTTATTAAATAATTTTAATTGAAACTTTTCAAAACGGCCGATTCTTTTCTAGGCTTTGTTAAGTTTTTTTACTCTACGATATCGAGTTCGTCTTTTTCGTCCACCTTCTTCTATTTTTTCTACTTCACTTGCGTCCACCTTCATTGCTTTTTCTTTGGCTTCAAAATTTTTTACATCGTCTCCCACGTATCTTGTTGTCACATCTTGAGCTTCTTTTAAAATGTTTTCAAAATCTTCCTGTTGAACTTTCTCAGGAAATAAAGATTTAAATTCTTTAGTTTTGTTAATTTCTTCGATACATTTATCGTAATTGTCCATTCCTATAATGATTCTATAATGCTCCTTGATCAAATGAAATTCTTGGTCATACATCAGAAAAAAACAATTTAACATAAGGAGTTGTTCAGAAATGATTCTAAAATTAGAGTCTGCAAACAAAGCATTGCTAACTCTTGTTAACCCATTCGTGAGTTTCCGTGAGATGTTCCGTGAGATGGAATTAGAGTTTGTTTCCTTTTGTATCTGTGATATACTCTTAAGAAACGATGAAATAACTGCCAATTTTGTAATGATATCTTGAATCAAATCTTTATTTATGGTTGTTTTTTGCATTTTTACTAACATTTCGGAAAACGTTTTACTATCACCACTTTGTCCAGTAGCGTCTGCTCCACCAGATCCAGTTTCGCCAGAGCCTGTAGTTTTTTCTTCACTTTTTGTTTTAATTTGTTCGAAAAATACCATAAACGTTTTAACAATTAACAAATGCATGTGATATCCATGAACAAGTATTTTTTTGCAATCTTCTAGGAGTCGATCAAATTTTTTATTGTTGGAATACATTTTAACAGCTTTACCCAATGCAAATAATGCGATTGCAATCGGAATACCTACCCCACTAATTGCAAATATAGGTGCAATTCCTTCTAAAGCTGTACTTGCCAAGATAACTCCGGCTCCTACTGTCGTTGCAAGTTCAAACTTTTCTAAACCTTGAACGTCTTGCATTATTTGGTTTTCCTTGTCAGTTTTTTCTTTTTGTTCAGTTTTTTCTTTTTGTTCAGTTTTTTCTCTTTGATCGTCATTTTTTTTAAATGAAAACATGCTAAGCATCTTATACAGTACTCATATAAAAACCGTTCAGGATCCTACAATCCATCGTTTTTCTAATAGTGTTACCATCACGACTTGGAAAGTTTTGAAATCAAGGATTATGCACTATCCTTTTATAAAATTATGAATCTTATAGGATTTCGTTCCAGGCATTCATTCGATCGCGACTTTTTTTTTCTAAGGTTCGCGACAATTCTTTTGCATATTCGGTTGTAAACAAATCATGATCGTTATGCCGGAGAACTCGGGTTCGAAACAACTGCTGTGAGTTTTCAAGAGTTCTTAAAAAGTCGTCATCTACCATGTTCATATTGTAGATGAGCGAACGGTCAAAATCATAAGCGGCCAATAAATCCGCCTCCCGAACAATGTGATATGCAAGCTGATATGCGCCAAAATCGGGATATCCTTGCGACTTTACTTTCGAATATGACATAGTTTGAATAATATCAGTGACGATTCCTATTTCTATAGGAGTCAAGATCGCTTCTTTTTTCAGATAGGTATTTATAGAGTGAATGCCTTCTTTTTCATCCATGTACTTTTTATCGCATATATCATGGAGTATAGCAGCAGAATAAATGATGTTTCGATGGCGTTCTAGAAACGAATTACGAAGTAATTCACTTTGTAAAATATCATGAGAATAATGTAGAACGTTTATCGCATGAGACATCCCATGAGACTCGTCGAACCCTTTTTGCTTGATGATAGAAAAAGCATAATGAATCAACTTTGAAACCAGCATTTTTTTTTATAACAATAAACCATTTATGTTGTTTCCGCCTTTTGGGACGTAATGCGTTTTTTTTTGCCTAACTTTAACCCATAATAAAAAATAAGATCCAAAGTTAGGCATTTTTTTCTGCCTAACTTTGACCCATTCTCAAAAGTTAGATCCAAAGTTAGGTATTTTATTCTGCCTAACTTTGACCCAAAAATTTCTTTCTTTTTCTCATTCAACCCTTCTGAAAGGACTTTCTCACCTCCTTATCTCCCTGTACTCACGAACCACTTTTGTCTCCACCTTCTTCAACTTCAATGGAGTGGAGGTTTTTTAACATGACATGATTATAAGTTCGTTCGGCTGAACAGAAAGCCACTGGATTGAAAGAAATTCCAGGAGCAAAGAAGTTGCTATGGACTAAACAATGGCATGCCATCAAATGAATGCATTTTTCATACGTGTCAAATTGTGGATGTTCGCGATGATAAATGCAATAATCCAGGAGTGATCGTTTATAAGTTTGAATTATTTCTTCAGCGCATTGAAATACTTCGATGGTGGCATATTTTAAAATGTTGTTTATCTGTTCATTCGTTATAACCAACTTCATAGATATTCCGTCGTTCCCTTGCTGTTCATACTTTCCAAACATATCGGACGCGTCCCCGTAACGCTCGATCATTAATTGAGCAAATTTGTTAAATATACTCGTTGCATTTGTGGTTCCTTCCTTGGTTTTCATCCATTTCATTAATTTGAATGTGTAGGTCTCTCCCATGCATTTGAATACCGCATGAACTACGAAGTTCGTAAAGATTTTTATGTCAACACGGGTTGGAGTGGCGGAAATTGTAGTTGTAAAATACCCTGTGAAAAGCACTAAAACCATTTGTTAATACACACGGAATGTATATATATTTGCACTTACTTGTTTTTGAGCTGCTGTAGATAAATTCATTTTGGGATTATTTTATTGTAAAAGTGGACATTTGTTCGGGTTCGGGAAAAATCCTGGAATCAATTCTTTTTTCGGTTAAGACTTTCCGTTTCCGTATAAGAGCATTTTCCCTTTCCGTATAAGAGCATTTTCGATAGAAGTTAGAGCCACTTCAAATCCGTTTTTCGGTTCTGTCGAAACTTTTGACTACTATGCACGCCTCCTATGCTTTACTACGTTCCTCTGCCTTCCTTTCAATCTAGGTCAATCTCTTAACATGTGCTTTACTTCGATCCTCTGCCATCCTTTTAATCTCGGCCATTGTTTCCACATGTGTCTTTTCTTTTTTTAATATCTTTTTCTTCTCAAAAAAAAGCACCCCCCCCCTCCTAAATGGTTACAACTAAATGGTTACACGTTTTCTCATCTTTTTTTGTTACTGCAATACGAGCCATTCTATTGATTTTTATTTAGTTTTCGCTCGAAAAGTTACTAAATGGTTACATTTTTGCACTAAATGGTTACATGTTTTCTTGTTTTCATTGGGTACTGAAATAACAGCCATTTCATTCAGTTTTCTTTTTTTTTCGCTCGAAAAGTAACTAAATGGTTACATTTGCAACAGAATGGTTTTACGGTTTCCTATTTTTTTAAAACTGATATAGGAAGCATTTCATATAGTATTTTTAAATATTTTTCTCGAAAAAAAACAAAATGGTTACAAAATACTCATATATAAATCTCTGCCTAACTTTGACCCTTTATCAAAAGTTAGATCCGAAGTTAGGCATTTTTTTGCCTCACTTTAAACCCTTATTTAAAGTAACGTCATCACTCAACTTGAAATAAAATGTAATTCTTTTTCTCATTCATTCTCCTCAGATTTTTTCCTTTTCTTTATTCCATATCTTTTTTCCCTGAAAAAAAAGCACCCCCCCCCTCCAAAATGGTTACAACTAAATGGTTACATGGTTTCTTGTTAATTTCTGTTACTGATTTAAGTGTCATTTCGTTTATTATTATTATTTTTTGGCTCGACTAGTTACTAAATGGTTACATTTATTACAAAATGGTTACATGTTTTCTTGTAAAGTGTTGTTACTGATTAAAGTGTCATTTCGTTTTTTACTTTTTATTTCTGGCTCGAACAGTTACTAAATGGTTACATGAATGACAAAATGGTTACATAAATGACAAAATGGTTACATGGTTTCATACCTTTTTATGTTACTGAAATAAGAACCGTTTGATTCCGAATTTCACTCGAAAATGTACTTCATGGTTACATTTTTGAAAAAATGGTTTAACAAATCGTTCAAAAAATCTCCTTGTCAATCTACATAAAAATAAAATGGAAATTTATATAACAATGGAGAGTTGCAAATTATGTGGGAAAACATTTCAAAATCGAAATATTTTGCAAAGACATTTGAAAAGCAAAAGCCATACAACAAGATTATCGACCAGCATGTTTATGTGTTCTTGTGGAAAATCTTATCAACATAGACAAGGTCTTTCGCGACATAAAAGTCGTTGTCAATATTTTGAAGTAATACAGAAAACGTATCAGAATGAAATCGCTGATTTAGAAGCTCGACACGAAACTGAAAAAGCAGAACTTAAAAGACAAATTGATGATCTATTAGTCAAAGTGAATATACCTAACGTTATTAACAATACAAACAATATTGAAAACCAAACCAATATCAATATCAATTATTACGGATGTGAAAACTTGGAATATATTACCGATAAATTCATTCAAGAAATGATGAAGATTCCTTACAGTAGTATTCCTCATATCATCAAGCATATTCATTTTCATCCGGCTCATCCAGAAAACCACAATGTAAAAATAACCAACCGGAAATTACCCTATTCTTCCGTTTACAAAAACGATAAATGGGAATTAGCTCATAAACGCAAAACGATTGAAGAATTGATGCAGAAAGGATACGGATTGATGGATGACCGTATCGTTAATTTAGATCATCTGTCGGATCAAGGAAAAGAAAGGTATCAAGCCTTCCAGAATAAATTCGAAAAAGAAGATCCAGAAGCATTGAAACAAATTTACCAAGCCATGGAATTGTGTTTACTTAATAGGAATTAATACGACAACCTCGAAAGATGCATCAAAACTTTGTTCTCTTTACACTACTTCCATTTTTTTCTTTTCTTTTTCAATTTCTTTTTTCCATATCTTTTTCCCCTCAAAAAAAAGCACCCCCCCCCTCCTAAATGGTTACAACTAAATGGTTACATGATTTTCTATCTTTTTTTGTTACTGAAATACGAGCCATTCTATTGATTTTTTTTGATTTTTCGCTCGAAAAGTTACTAAATGGTTACATTTTGAATCTAAATGGTTACATGGTTTCTTATCTTTTTTTGTTACTGAAATACGAGCCACTCCATTGATGTTATAAAATATTTCGCTCGAAAAGTTACTAAATGGTTACATTTTGAAACTAAATGGTTACATGGTTTCTTATCTTTTTTTGTTACTGAAATACGAGCCATTCTATTGATGTTTTAAAATATTTCGCTCGAAAAGTAACTAAATGGTTACATTCATGACAAAATGGTAACATATTTTCAAGTTCATTTTGTTATTGATTTCAGTGCATTGTAATTTAGGTTTTTGTTATTTTTCGCTCGAAAAGTAACAAAATGGTTACAATCATGACAAAAGACGGAATGCAGCCACTATCGGCAATTCAAATAAAACAAAAAATGCTAGTTATATATAAATCTCGTGTTTTTCCTGAAGAAGTTTTTACCAAAGACATCTAGACCTCTTGATAGATGGAGAATCTATACTCGAATCTATTTTTTGTATTTATTTGGAGATTAATATGCGAAAGGAATATATATGGGAATTGATTTAGATTGCTGTGACCAAGAATTTTCATGCCCGTACAATACCTGGAATGAAGTCAGAATGGAATGTATTTATGCCACTTTCAGATATTTAGAAAACCTTGAAAAAAGATTGAAACCGAACGACAGAATTGAAATGCAAACGGAATTTCTTCATTCCATTCTTAAACTGAAACCCATGCTGACTGAATCTGTGAACTCCTTTCTTAGTCAGTTTTGTAGAAACGACATCTTGATAGATACTTTTATCTCTTTGGATATTTATGGGTTGTATTCACTCATAAATAAATCGGATTGCGAAGGATTTTACAGTCCTGGAAATGCGTTTGATATAGTCCTTTTATTGGACAAAATCAACCCGTATATGACAAACGAAATAGTAGCTGAACTTATGCCTTCCATCATTTCACTTTTTAAAAAAAGTGTGGAAAGCAAAATAAGTATTCTTATTTCATGAAGACTTCTATTTTTGCCACTTTAGAAAAGAGTATAAACAAAAATATAGGGAGATATAAATGATCAACAAGTCTGAAAGATCAATCAAGGAGTTATTTCAAAAATATTCGGACGATGAGTATTTAACCACGAAGCTCTACCATTATCTGAATCATCAACTGCCTTCACTCCTGGATCAAATCAAAGAGGCGCGACAAAAACACGTGGAGCGAACAAAATACATGTCTGATGTGCAAGAAAAATTCATGAACTGTTTTCTGGCACAAAACCAGTTATTTTACCATGCTTCAAACGATAAATATTTCGAATACGATTCCAACTACAATGAAACCAACGAAGACATCATTTTGTACAAAATATTGACTGAAATAACCAAAGAAAAAAACCCGTTACTTTTGCCCTGGAAACATAAAACAAAGATACAGCTTCTAAAGCGTATCAAGGACAATTCCATTTTAAAGTCCATTCCAGATTCAAAAACGATTCAAAGCGTAATTGAGTGTTTAGTTCCGACCTTTTTTGCATCCCGTAACGAAGCGAAATATTTTCTTACCGTCATTGGCGACTCTATCTTCAAGAAAACGAGTCACATTCATATGATTTCGCCCTCTGCGCGGAACTTCTTGAAAGAAATCAACAATTCCTGTCTTTTTTATTTCAACTGCCAATGTACTCAAACGTTCAAATTCAAATGGCATGAAAAACGAGAAGAATCGCAGTGTCGCATGATTCGCTTTTCACAGTTTGATCGCGGATCTCTCGCGCCTACTCTCTTATTGAACCTTTTATGTATTTCTTGTCATTACTCCGTTCGATACGGCGATGCAGATCAATATCTTTCGAGATGTAATGATGAAGAACTGCAAAAAGCCGTACTTACCTTAACCCGTGTTGACGCAGACAAAATGATCAATATATTTGCAGAGCAGTACATTCAAGTCGTCGATCAGAAAGATGGAATCTCTTGGAGACACATGAACTATCTTTGGAAAGACTTCTTACAGACACATCGTTTTCCCTTGAACATGTATCAGACGCAATGTAAAAAAATGTTGACGCATATATTTGCCAAGAATTACGACGCCGTTCTCGACCATTTTAAGGGTTGCGAAAGTTCCCAAATCCCAATGGTTCAAAAGTTTCTTCAGTTCTGGAACGAAACGATTGTACCCGAAGAAGGAACTGAATTGGAAGCCGGTGAGATCGCCTATTTGTTTCGAACCTGGTCGAAAAAAAAACCGACCTTGAACGAGAACAAAATACTTGACATTCTTAATTACTACCTTCCGGAATTGGAGATATTAAACCAAAAATACATTATGCATATAAGATCCTCCATGTGGAACAAAGAACTAGAGATAGAAACTATTCTATCGTTGCATCAAGATACGGAAAGGGTTAACAATATTTCGCTGTATAACATGTATAGCTATTATTGCAAATGCAAAGGAAAGGACGGTCTCAAAGTCAGCAAAACATTTTTCGAAAAATACGTCAACCAAAACCATGACGTAGTTGATTCCGTGTTGTATTTCTCGCGCGTGCTTTAGATGTTTTGACCTTGACGAATCTTCATCAAATCAAAATCGACCAATGGTGCCTTATTAGTTCGAAACCGACAAAGTTTCGCTTTTTGGGTGAGAGAAAGCATTTTTTTCATGTCGCTCACATTGAATTTAGCGACCAGCGCTTTTTTTCTTAGCTCCTCTTCTTCTGCGTCTGTATGTTTGGGAAGTTGGCGAAACAAATCGTAAAACTTCCCAGCCTCGCCGGGTTCTTTTCCTTTCTTGTTGGCCGCTGCCGATTGAGTGCTTCGAATAGCTACAGCAAACTCTTGATTTCCTGGTTCGTTCGAGTCTTTGGCTTGGTATGCAAACGACAAGTACATATTATTATACTGCTCCGCGTACTTGGAAAGTTTTGTGTTACTCAAATCCCGTTTAAAGTTGATTGTGGCAAAGACATAATGCTTGATAGAGCTCCATTGAAGTCCATCGAGTTGAAAATAACTTTTGCTCCATGAATCGTCTAACATTTTGCGCCATTCTCCGAATTCCGTCTGAAGTTGTTTATACTTACTTTCTTCCGTGGGTGGGATTTTCTCAGAGTTCCCCTTTCCAGGAGCTTTTGCTGTATTCGACGCGCTAAAATAAGAAAACTCAATGGAAGCATCGTAGCCATACTCCAATGCTTCCTTTTGGGCCTCATCTGGACTGCTTTTCTTGTGCGAAGTGACCACTCCTAAATCGTTTTGAAATTGAATAAACTCAGGAATTTGATTATATATGCCGGCAAAAGAAATGTTTTCCATGCATCTTTTCACTATTTTCACCTTTAAATCGTAAGGCAGCTCTGAATGTACCAGCAATTTTTTTTTCTTGTATGAAATGAGTTCATAATGATCATTTTTGTAATGCAAGAGAACATAGTTTTTGGGATGAAATGCTTCTTGATTCGGTAGATTTTCGGAACATTGAATAGTCACTTCTTCCTCATTTTGAAAAATAATGCATTTTAATTGCAAAGCTTTTTCGATGAGGGGGATTTTGGAACTTTCGATCCAAAAGTTAGAAGTGAGCATGTATTTTCGATAAGAATCTAGATCGTTAATATTTTCTAGAAAAGAGTAATCTTCGTACAACGTTTTCGAAACCTCTAATCTAGGTTTCAATACGGCAAGTTCATCCATGGATTTTTTGACTTCTGCCAATTTGTCCTTGTGAAGTTTTGCATCGGACAACTGATCGAGTTCTTTTTTCTTGGTTTGAATTTCAAGAGTTTTGTTTTTTATTATCATTTCCTCGTCGAGAATATTTTTGTGCATTTCTTCTTGAAGGGTTTTGTGATCCTGGAACATTGATTCATGTACCTCATCGGACAACAATTTTCTTAACTTACCGACCGTAGTGATGTGTCCATTCTGTGCATAGGCTAATCGTAATGCATCAAAGAAGCAATTGCCGTTGCTTGCAGTGGAATGAATTAAATAGTGACCGTTTTGCATAAAATCAGTGAGCCATTTATTATCACGATCCACGCGTGTCTTGTCTTCCTTGTACTCTTTTCGATACTCCTTTGCAATTTGTTCGGTTTCCGTTTCCAACATGGCCAACTGAGAAATATCTTTGTCTATGATAAACAGATCGTTTGTCGAGGCTGTTTTCCGAGGCAAGGTAAAATCATCGTCTGAATCATCAGGATGGTCTTCGATATTCATTTTATCCACGCCTTGGATAATGTCTTCGATCGAATTATCGTCTTGCACAGGTTTATCGATTTTCATTTTCTCCATGCCTTGAATAATGTCTTCGGTCGAATCCTTATCGATTTTTGTATCGCCCTGAACGTTGACGTGCATTTTCTCCATGCCTTGAATTATGTCCTCGGTGGAATCCTTATCGATTTCTGTATTGCCCTGAACGTTGACGTGCATTTTTTCCATGCCTTTAATAAGGTCCTCGGTGGAATCTGGTTTCTCGTCCAAAGTGCTGCAGCCATATTTCGTCAACAACTCATCTGTTGCAAATGAAAAAAGTAAAGGCTCGCCAATCTTTTCGATATCCACGTCATTGGTTTTTGTATCCAACAGCTTCAAGACGTGATCGTCTTCGATTTCAAAGACGCCGATTTTCGCTTTTACTCTCTTTTTCGCGCTAATCAAATAAATAGGGAAATAGGAAATACCGAAATTCTTTGAATATTGTTTGTGTAGGGATCCTAATCCGATGATGTAGTTCTTGCGACGTTCCGAATGTGTCGCTTTTAGATCAATTAAATAAAAAGAGGTTTGATGCTTTTTGTCTTCTTCGTCTAAATGCTTGGTTTCTGCATATTCTATTTGCGAGTTGAGATTCGATTTGACCATTACTTTGAAATATATATATCCTTTTAGATATATTATGAACTTTATCATGTATTTGGGCGCGAAGTATTTTACGGAAGAGAAATGGTACGCTTTGGCTTTATTTGCGGTCAGTCTCGCTTCGAGCATACTTCAAACCAACGGCATTGCCACTCTTTCTTCGCAATTGATGACAAGTGTGCAAAGCAACCAAGAAAAAACGAGCTATCGATACTTTTGGTTTTACGCGGGTGCATGTCTAGTGTTTGTGCTGCTTTATTATTTATGGTACTATTTCAACAATGAATTGCTCACCAAAATTCGTCCCTGGGTTCGGACGGAAATTGTAAGTTTGCTTCTTTCGACCAATAACCAAAAGTTTAGTGAAACAAACTTCAGTAAACTCAATTCTCCCATCAACCGCATTGTAGATATGTACTACTTTATTTCCTACACGATCATTTCAGAATTGCTACCGACCTTTATTTACCTGGTCGTATCTTCAGTGTATTTTACCTACATCAATCCGTTTTACGGACTCATCTTTTTTGTCGGCAACGTATGTTTAACATCCTATTGGCTATATCATCTCCAGAACATTATTGATTCAAACGATGAATACGAAAAGAAAATATCCGAAACGGACATTCACTTAATCGACTTGCTAAACAATGTCGACAAGGTTATTTATCGAGGGCAAACCAATGAAGAAATACGTGATTTTGCCGCGCTCGGAAATCAAAACTTTAATTTAGCGAAACGATATTATTCACTTACAAATGGTCACTTAACAGTCATGACTATAATTATTTTCAGTGTAGTTCTTGCTTCGTTGTTTCATTTAATTCGACTCGTTTTCCAGAAAAAAATAGATCCCACGTTGTTTATTGCGTCATTCACCATTTTGATGCTCTATCGAGAGAAAGTGTCGTGCATTATCGAGTTGTTGCCCAATTTAGTTGATTTTATAGGTAGAACCGAGAATGTACTGCATCATTTCAAGCATGTGAACGATCATTATGATTCTATCGAATCAAATGAATACGATCCCGTTGACTTGGATTTCAAAGAAATACAGTTTATCAATGTGACCTATCGATACGGAGACAATCCGAGCGTTTTCGAAAATAGAAATTATTATTTACGCACAAGTGAGCAAAATATCATTGGAATCACTGGCAGATCGGGGAATGGGAAATCCACCTTCATAAAATTGTTGTTGCGAATGTATGAATGCAATGCCGGAAAAATTACGATTGACGGAGTGGATATCAGTCAATTGGATCCTAACTACATCAGACGAGAAATAACTTACGTGAACCAAACCTCGAAATTATTCGATAGAAAGGTGGTCGACAATATGTTATATGGATGTTCGAATCGCGAGGTGTGTGATTTTTTCTTGGAAAAAATCATGCAGTATCCGAATATTACAAAATTATACCAAAATACGGACATTCACAACAAACAAGCCGGATTATTAGGTGAAAACTTGTCTGGTGGACAGCGACAGATTGTAAATATGATCGGGGGTCTAATCAATCCGTCCAAGATATTGGTGCTCGACGAACCGACGAATGCTTTGGATCCAGAATTAAAAAGCGAAATATTATCTCTCATTAAGGATTTTCGCAGATATAAACAGGCCATTATCATAATCACGCACGACAAAGATGTGTTTCCGCTCTTCAATCAGCAGATTCACATGTAATCTCTCTCATGTCCATATACTTGAAAATAGTTTTGCTGCTTAAGCCTGCTTTGTCCTTTTTGGTGTATTGGGAGACTTGAATAATATGAGGAACGATGCGGAACTTCCATATCCATTCCGTTTTGCCAAAGACATGCTGCCCTTCATGGAGAAACACATATAGAATTTCGCTCATACACTCGATTTCTTGTATTTTTTTCGCGTCTTCTAAATACAAAACGATTATTTCTTGAATCGCAGCAATAATAGACAATATTTTTGTCACGGGTACCACTTCAAACTTCATCAAATGGACAAAAAACATGGTTGTTCCTTTGAAGGCGCCTTTCGATTTGTTGTATTTACAATACCCGTCGTAATCGACATCAGGATCCATGTACTTGATGTCTTTCATGTTGGTAATGAATTGGGTTAGATAAGCCGTCAGCAATTCGTGAAAAATGGGACTAAGTCCAAGAAACTCTTTGTACAAGGAGGCATACAAAGATGCATAGAATTGATTCGAACTCGCAATTTCAAAAAGAAACGCGGCAATCGCCTTGAGATCGGATTCCTCGTTTCGTTTTATCATTTCTACCAACAAATCACGCTGTTTATCAAAGTTTGACTCTGAAATCTTATTCAATACAGTTCGGAACTGCTGTATTTCCTTTTCTACTCCGTCTTTTTGCTCGAGTTTCGTTGTTTTAAATGGCAAAGGAGCGAATTCTTTCTTCGCGACGGGTCGTTTCCAGACCTTGCGAGCATCATCCACACATATTGGGAAAACTTGCGCATTAATTGCGCTTATTTTTAGGTATACTTCTTTCGGGAAAGCATTGTGATACTTTTCTTGCGAAAGAACTCGTTGATAGTCTAACAAGCCATATAATTTCATTTCTAAGTGGTTGCACATATAAGGTTTATACTGTTTTTCATACCTTGTCGCAAAACTTTTGATTCTTTCTTGTCCCACCCTTTTTCCTAATCTTATATTCTTTGATTTCTTCTTTGCTCATACATTTTTGTAAAGGATCAAACCAATTCGTTCCATTTTTGCATCGTGTTTTCTTTTTCGGAGATTTTGCTTTTTCGAACCCTTTTATGTTTCTCAACCATTTGTCATATTCGAATATTAAAGAATCAATGGAAATTCTTAAAAATACATTCGGATGAATCATAAGGTAACATAATGCAGCAAAAGAATCATAAATATTCATTTCTTGCATCATAATTCTATTCTGATTCAATAATTCGATACAAATCATTCCTAGACCATAAATATCAATCGATCTGAGAGAAGCGACAAGAAATCGTTCATAATCAGTTGCACTTAAATTCATTAGAAAAGGATATAACTCCGAAAGTATTTTCCCTCGCCAACTCAAATCAAATGATAGACTAGAAAAAAATACCTGATAACCACTTTTCGGATGATTTGTTCTTTCTATCCATTTTTCAATCGTTTTTTGTTTTTTCTCAATTGATTTATCATGTAGTTGCATAAATCGATTCTTATTTAACATTTCTATTTCAAAAGGGAAATTCCATAATACGGTAGTTCTTGTATTGGTTGAGTTCTTCGAATCTTCTGTCAATTTTTCAAGAGAAGCCATCAAGCCAAAATCAATATAATAGAAATGTTTGGAATTATTAACTACATTCTGCGGTTTGATATCATGATGTACGAATCCATTCTCTAGAAACAATTTAATTCCTTTGATGAGTCGTTGGATTTCTACTAACGTATATTGTAACTTTTCTTTGTTCCATGGTTCATGGAAAAACGTAGATAGATTTTTCCCACCATCTTTCATGATGATCAAACGATAGTCTTGAATACGTCTTTCTACTTGTAACAATTTACATTCCGAAATATCTTTACGATTCGTATCAGAATCATCTAATATACATGTTTCTGGTGCGCCTAAATAAAATTCGTTATTAGGATCCGCCAACTTGATTTTATTATATTCTCTTAATTCTTTGGCTGCATTGTCTTTGGACATGACCTTGGAAACTCTCTCAGACGCGTCTGGAAACCGCTTTGTCTTACAAGATAACATTGGTTTATGAACGCAACCATATTTCCCTTCTCCTATAACTTTTGTCATTATATTATAAAATTATTTTTGTTTTGGAAAAATGTAGAAGAAAATTTTTCTCGTTGCAAATCAGTTTTTATTTTTGCAATGGCGAGAACGGATCATCCTCTTTTTCGAGTTTCACGACAAGAAAAATTCGCTGCACTCTCGAAAGAAGAGCAAGACGAGTATATTCGAATACAGAAAGAAAAAATTGCCGAGATCAATAAAGAGGCACGTCGACTTGCCCGCTTCCTAAAGAAACTCGAGAATGAACCTCAAATTCCATCCATCGCGGGATCCAAGCGTAACGTGAAACAGTTAACTTTCGACGCGGAAGAAATCGATTATTTTGAAAAACTAGAATTAACTAGAAAAAAACATTTACGCGCTCCCCCGGGATCGTTTACTTGCGAACGTTTTTGGGAATTCGTAAACTCGGTCAAGTAGATGGTTCAAAGATATATTTTAAATTGTGAGCTTTAGCTTATATGTCCGATCGAGACCTTTTTTGTCGCAGAGTGTTTAAGCTTCCGATTCAACATCAACTTTCTCATCCACTTTCAGAGGTGGTAGCATCTGATTTGGAATTGAACGGCGAGATTACTTTGTATGATCATGTTTTTGAGCCCAAAACCATCTGGGCCAAACAAATCGTCCCGCTGTGGGACAAACAATTCAGTTCAGACGTTCATTTTTTAGGCGATTCGCAAGAGGTTACTAAACGTTTTATGACCAAGAATAAACACGACTATATTGTACCCTGCGAGAAGCTAGAAAAAAACTGGGCGGCATTGAAAAACGATCCCAAATTCATGGAATCTTACGGTTATATTGAATGGGAGATTTTAGAGTCATTTAATCATTCGTCAAGCATGCTGCAATCTATTGCCATAGCGAATTTGTTGTCTCCCTTAATGAGCTTTATTGTCCCGCTGCTCTTTTTTCTTGCGCCTTTTGTGCTTCTTCGCATTCAAGGAATCCCTATTTCACTTACGAAATATGGAGAGGTGCTAAAACACTTGGCGCAGCATCATTTCATCGGTAAAGCGCTCGGATCTTTCGAGCAATTTTCGGTCGACAAGTTGATCTACATGCTGGCCATGTTTTTCTTGTACGGAATGCAAATGTACCAAAACACGATACAATGTCTTCGCTTCTACACGAATATGCAGAAAATCAATGAAGAACTCCTGGAATGGAAAGCGTTTGTAGACTACGAAATCGGCAGTATGAATTGGTTTTTAGAAAACACCAAAACCCTTTTAACCTATGCTTCTTTCCGAGAGACTTTACGAACGCATGTGAGTCGTTTAGAAAACTTACGGTCAGAACTGTCTCCCATCACGCCTTTCGTTTGTAGTATTTTCAAGACGGTTGAAGTGGGTTATATGCTGAAAGTTTATTATCAAATGCATATTAGCGCCGCATATGAAGAATCGATTCTGTTTTCGATGGGATGGGAAGGTTATTATCAGCAAATGGAAGGTCTTGCTGCACAAATACAAGCTAATAAAATGGCGTTTGCTCAGCTGACTGGCAACGAGTATGTGAGCGGCCAAACGTATCCTGGACTGGAAGATGCAGTTCGTAATGACGTGTCCCTTGATGCATTTATGGTTATTACCGGTCCGAATGCGTCAGGCAAAACCACCTATTTAAAGTCTACTGCACTCACCATCTTATTTTCTCAACAATTCGGAGCGGGGTTTTATCGTGCCTGCACGCTCATACCCTATCAGCATATTCATTCTTACTTGAATATCCCCGACACCTCTGCGAGAGACAGTTTGTTCGAAGCGGAATCTAGAAGATGCAAAGATATTTTAGATTCGATACATACGAATGCGAACGATCGTCACTTTTGCATCTTAGATGAGCTTTATTCGGGAACGAATCCGAGTGAAGCGACCAAAAGCGCATATGCGTTTTTGGAATACCTAAGATCTTTTTCGAACGTTCACCTCATTCTCACGACGCATTATGTTTCTATTTGTGATAAATGGGAGGAAGAAGTAGAAAAAGTAGAAAAAGTAGAAAAAGTAGCTATTCAGAACTTTCACATGAAAGTGGTGCATCTTGAAAATAAATACGAACCGACGTTTGAAATACAAAAAGGCGTGTCTCGCGTGCAAGGGGCTATACAGGTGCTAGAAAATATGGACTATCCTGATGAAATGATTCACTTGATCCGAGAATTGACGGAAGAAGAAACCGCGCAAAAAAAATAATTTTTTTTCGTCCACTATTCGTCTACTATTCGTCTACTATTCGTCCACTTTCGTCCACTTTTCGTCCACTTTTCGTCCACTATTCGTCCACTTTTCTTCCAGCAATGTCGATAGTTTGGAATTACTTCGCCGATTCAGACTGCCCTTGGTGCTTTCGCGAAACCGACTTGTATAAATACAAACTTCTAATCATGTGCAAGTACTGCATTCAAGAGCGACGCTACAAATGTTTCAAGGAAAGACCTGCTGATCTCGTGCGACAACGCAAATTAAGAGAAAAGAATGTAGAAGAAGTTGTCGAAGAAGTTGTCGAAGAAGTTGTCGAAGTAGAAATGGTAAAGGTCATACCCTATTTACTACCAGAAGAAGTAGACTTATTTTTGTGGTGTATGGAGTGTTGATTCTGTGTTAAGATCGATTGAAGCTTCAATATGGTCGAGGTCGATGCATAGTTTAAGAATCTGTTTATTCCTCAGTTTATTTAGTATTCCGTAAGAAAAGGTAGACCCGGTGTACGTTTTCGGATTCACGTTTCCAATGAATACCCCATTGCAATAATCTGCCATGAGGTAATCTTGAATCGCATTTAATTCGCGTCCATTCAGTGTTTTTTCCATAAAAACGTACTTGTATCCATTATCGCGCATAAAACGAGTTACTTTGTTGTCCGTGTCCATGGTCAATATAATAGTGGTGGAGGAAGGATCAATGTATGCTAGCAAATCTATATATTTCTGCTCTAAGACGTGTCGATATTGATCACAAGACATTTGGTTTATCGCACTCCAGAATGCGATAGCATCTTCTTCAACCCGTAAATGCATCAGATTTATTTTCTTGGGCAAGCTTTGTATAAAGGCAGTATTTTCGTACTTTGGTAAGAAAGAAATATTGGATAAAAACATATCGAAAGCATCTTTTTCTACCCTCGCATCGCGTATATTAATGAGTGCCATCCATTGGACATTCGTAAAACTATCAAAATCAAGCAAAAGATCGTTCATGCTTCGCAAATGATATTCGTCATAGTGATACAGCAATTCGTGTCCGTTCAATTTATATTTCACATAAATCGTTTTAATAACCCCTGGGAAAGGATCCTCGCACAAATCATTGAGATCGGTTCCTCGGGGGATACGGAATACCTTGTTGGATAGAAATCTACTCGGATCGGTCAAGTCAACGGTTTGTTGACCTATTCCAAAGGAAACAGAAATGAGCTCAAAAACACAGTCGCGTTTTCCCACAAGGGTTATTCCGAACCTTTCTAGAAAGGTATTCATGCGATGCAAATCGAGAACCTCTTTCGCAGGACAGTAATTAGCCGAATGGGCATCGGTCAAGAAATCGTTCACGATGATAATTGTTTTTCCTTTCAAACATTTGCCTATTACCATAGTGTTGACCAAGGAATATAATTGATTGAAAAGTCCCATTCCTGGCGCACCGAATTGACAGTATAAACAACGATTTTCAAAAGAATGATCGACTCTGTCTGAATATTCGAGTCGATCGTGGTGGCGTTCGTACATGTTTTCCAAGGAGTAGATATTGTATCTGAGAGGGTTTTTCTGCATCAACCAGAATTCAGCGTCGTGTTTTTCCCTTAGATTTTCGACTGACAGAGTCCCTGCGTACTTGGCAGTAGTCCACCAAAAATTCCCCGAATAATGAGGAGGGAAACCATTGTTCATAAAATTGCAACCTACCGTGTCATACAATTTGAGCAAATTTAGGCAGTGAGAATGCTTCTCTACTAAACAGTAAAGCATATATTTCGTCCAAGACCTCACCCCTTTTATACATTTCGAATCGGGATCATGCGAAACGCCTTTTGTATGCAAATACAAAATATTGGTGTCAGGATGTATTTTTGCATAGGCATGCAAAGTTCTAAGCGTGCAATTTTCAAATAAATCAAGTTGAGAGGAATAATTTTCGACAATAACTTTGGGATGGATCGCTGTCAGGGGTAACCCGATATTATTCACAAACACAAATTCCAACTGATGCATCAAACCACTGTCTACGAGAGAATCTATCAACTCGTGTAAGATCGTATCTTTCCACGTGGGGGTATTGGTCGAATGAATAAAACATACATTTTTCATTTGCAAAAAATATATGTATACGTTTATATTACTTTATAATTTCAATCCAGGTATTTCTCCGGGCAATATTTTCGGCACGCAGTTTTTGCGACAAGGCTTTTCCGTATTCCGTGACAAACACCGAATCCGTTACGTCTGTCGATTGAAATGCGGTTGGAAAGTGATAATCGACATTATGTATATTGTAGATCAACGAACGATCGAAATTGAGCGCAGCTAGGCGATCCGCTTCATAAACGATTTGATATGCGAACTGATACGCACCTAGATCAGGAGTGCCTTTTGAATGTAAGGCTTCGATAATATCGGTCACTGTATTTATTTCGGATGCGGATAAGACAGTGTCTTTTTTAAGAAAGCGGTAAATATCTAGCAAACCATCCGACTCGTAACTAGTGCTTAAATCGTGAAGGAAAGATGCAGAGTAAATAATATTGCGCTGCTTTTGTAGATATTGTTTATTTGGCAACTCACTTTCTATAATATGATGCGAGAGATAGAGCTTGTTCATTGCATGCGAAAGTCCATGGGACTCGTCAATCCCCTTTGTTTTCACAACCGAAAGTGCAAAATGGAACAACTGGGTCAATTGCATTTTTTTGTTTAACTTGTACTGTCTTTATTAGTTTATGTCGCATCTATTGAGGGAGAGCGCACTAGGACTTGTCGAATATTGTTCCCGTTGAAAAGTCTTATTTCTTTGCACTGGTTTTTATATGTGTGGCTGATTTCCACTAGACATTCGTTTGCATACACTCGTATCGCTTCCACTTCGGCCATGTATAATCGACAATTCTCTTTCAGCTTCTTGAATTGAAGAGGAAAAGCCGGGGTGTTCGTTTCTTCACGAACGTAAATGAGCAAGCGATGCATAATATCAGTGACGGTTTGAACAAACAAATCTACTATCTCCGTCGTTTCCTTTCGTTTCTCGAAAATCTTGTTGTTCCTTTGCACTTTCGTTTTCATTTCTTCCTCCGTGATTTCGTTTTTAAGATACGCCATTCGGAGATAAAGATTGTTTTCTTGGTCATTTTGTCGCAAATCGGCTTGGGTGAGATGAATAATAGATTCGATCAGGTAATCAAACTCGTTTAAAAGGATTTCAGCTCCATGTAGATGGGTATTGAATTTGGCGCGAATCATCCGCCGTAAGTTTTGAGATAATTCATGAGAAATCTCAAATCCGCATAGAATATCTCCGGGATTTCTTGGGGCTTCACCGCCGTTTCGACGATGCCATTCGTAAAAATGCGGGTTGTGAATTTTCGTCTCGATTCGACCTGATTTCCAACTGAATGCGGTATGGCATTGAGTGCACCACATCTGGTCACATCCTTCGATTTTGAAGATTCCCGCGGCGCATTTCGGGCACGGTTTTGTATCGGAATCAAGCAATTTAGCGGTAGCAAGGTCGTCTACGTTGCAAATATGCGCCGCGTCACGATCGCGCCCTTTTACTACATGGCACTCAGGACAGCTCCACATTTCGCATAATCCGCATTTCCAAGCGCTGCTGAGGAAGCCGCGGCAATCCCCTGGGCAGGCTCGGACAAACTTTTTTCGTTCCGTGACATAATTATCATCGACGGTTCGATAGGCGCCGATTAGGTTTTGCCGCTCGGTTTTGTAGGCATTCATTACCGAATCCAATTCTTTGACCAGCATCCAAATTCGTTCCTTCTCTTTTTCTTTCGCGACCTGGTCTTCGATGATTCCTTGGGTGGCCGGTAAAAGGGCGCGTTCTTTTTCAAACAAAACGTTTTCGCGGTTCTTCTTCCACGAACCTGAGATAAACTTTTGAGTGAATGCAGCAGCCATGAATTTGCGCGACCACTCTTTGCCACATTGAGTGTTCATGCACATCGCTACGGTTTTGTCCAGGATGTATGTTTCGCAGCATTTGCGGCAGGCGTCAAAGGCACAATACGGACAAATAACATGGGTATGAATCGTTTTATTGAAGCCGTTATCGCAAATTACGCAAGCCATTGTTATACCTTTTATTTTATCTTTCAATTTCAATTTTTTATTGCTAAATTAAATCGCCAGGAAAAAAAGAAACCCTAACCTTCTATTTCAAATATGTTATGATAAGAATGCCATTTTTTCCATTTGTTGGACTACATGTATAAATGGGAAGGTCGAAATTATAGGACGACTGACAGCCCCCACCACCACCTCCACCATAATTAGAAGGTGAAGTTGCGTTTTGAAACAACGCAGGTCCTGCAGTTCTATTACTTGAAATATTTTGAACTAATAATGCACCGGATCCACCTCCCCTACCTTTGTAGTCATTTCCATTGTAGTGATAATATGCTGCAAAACTTCCAGATTCGACATAATAGGATAGGTACAAATTATTCTGGCCTATCAATGCGGTCGGACCATATCCCACAAAATTTCTTTGACCATTATAGTAGCCATTACCTCCACTCCCACCGACTACCATTTGTGTAGACAAACCTAATAACGAGATTATTGATTTTTCATTGTTTAGTGAAGGAGGATTACCCGGAGGATCAGTGCCTGTTGTAGATCCTACTCCACCCCGTCCTCCATTATTTCCCGTCGCAAACCCATCTATTCCTTGCCAATATTCTTGCGAATAATTAGTTCTATCAAACGAACTTCTACCCCCGCCTCCTCCTCCAGCACTGTAGTTAACGCTGCCCCCTTTAAAGTTTGTGCTTCCACCCGCACTTCCTTCACCCGCTCCAGTGCCTCCACCCGCTCCAATGGTCACATTGTATGTGCCAGGACCTAATATTACATTTCTCGAATAAACACCACCACTTCCTCCCCCTCCTCCAAGGTAACCTCCTCCCCCGCCGCCTCCCCCACCTACAATTAGGAAGTTTACTGTTTTCGTCAGCCCGTTAGGAAGTGTAAAGTATCCTTGAGTGGTTGTATCTGTGTAAGTCAAAATTGCAAATGACCCATTTTCACTATAGCTTGCATTTGTGCTGTAAAGAGGTACTGGGGGAGGCGTGTATCCCATATTTGTATTGGGCGTGCTGCTGAAATAAAACAATGATGGTACAGGATTCACGTTTACAAAATCTACCAAGGTATATGCATTCATGGACCCCGCAATGCCGTTGAACAACGTTGGATAGTACGGAGTTTGATTCGCGACAATGCCTAATACCAACGTGTTCCCCGTGTTCGACGAATGGCTCTGATCGAATACGTACAAATTCCCGCTCGCAAAATTTAAAGTTGGCTGTGAGATGCCGCCAATGTAATACACACCACTTAATACCGTCACGACATACGTCGTGGCCGCGTAGAATTTCTCGGGTAAAGTGTTTGCATAGCTCATTAACTTTTTTTGTTGATTCAAAGTCAGCGCTTTCGAGTACACATTGAAATACGCCAATTCCATCGACACCGCACTCGAGTCCATAAGCCCCAATGTATACGGCTGAGGATCCATCAAGGCCAACACATCCACGACATTTGCGTCTCCGAACGACAAATCGATCGTCTTGATTAAAACTCCGTTGTTGTCGTAGAATTGTTCTATCAGATGCGTGGGGTTGGTCGCGTCCAGTGTATAAAACGTATGGTAAAACTGGTTCGTATTCAGACCTGCTAAAAGCGTCCTGGTATAATCTCCTATCGCCTCTGTAAAATAAATGCTTCTCACATCCGTCATGGTGCTCTCCAACATCCAGTCCCCTCCGTACTTCAAGTTACCTGTCTGGTCGTTCGAGGCGCTTACATTTCCGAGGAGTCGGAAAAACGCTCTCCATTCTGCCGACTGAAGCAAGTTACAACCTAGAAAGTCTATATTCGGAATAGACTCCACCAGCGTCTGCGTAAACGTCGGCGCACCTTCTAAATCCTCCAGAGTAAAGAATGGACCTTCAAGAAACGGTTTCTCGACAAAGCTGTCCATTCCATCAAACACAAAGGCGATTCGTTGTATCTGAAAGGATTGGAGCAGCGACACCAACTCTGCGCGGCTAGACTGATAGTTGTACAAAATGGGGAAGGTCTCCGCATTCACGCTGTCGAAAAAGACCTGCGATTGGATCACCGAATCGTCAATCAACAAGATATTCACTTCGGAATTTGGAGCATTGTACACCAACATACCTTGGTGTACAAAAAAAATATCAAAGGGTCTTCAAAAGGAAATAACTGGTTACATAACACTGTTCAGATGGGGAAAATTTTGTTCCTTGAGGAAATATTTAAGAGACGATTTATTTTTTCTAAAGCAATATCATTCACTGTAACCTCTATACTTAAAAAACGAGCCATCTAAGAAGTAATTAATCTCGGAACTACATTGATCGACTGCAGTTCTTGCGACATGAGTTTAAACGCATAAGGGATTTCTACATACGCAAATTCGGTCCGATTTTCGCAGGTGTTGCAATGATGTACGGTCATGCCAGGCTTCGTTCGCATCACCCCTTTATCTCCGTTGTTGAACGAAGCGATCATTCCGCATTTTTTGCAAACATGGACGGCGTATTTATCGGCCACGTCGTACATGCGTTCTCGGCAAAACCGCGCCATTCCGTGCGCAATCATCACATCCCGCTCCATTTCGCCGATACGAAACCCGCCGTCGCGACTACGGCCTTCTGCTGGCTGACGTGTGAGATTGACGACTGGACCGATCGACCGACTATGTTCTTTGTCGTTCACCATGTGCTTCAGCCGTTGATAAAAGACCGGCCCGACAAATATATTGGTCTCGATCTGTTGTCCGGTGTGTCCGTCGTACAAGAGTTCGTTTCCGTAGCTTTCGAACCCGCATTTTTGGAGTTCCTGGGCAATCGTATACACATCCAGGTTCCCGAAACTGGTTCCGTCGCCAAACATTCCTAGTTCCAACAATACTTTACCTAACAGCGTTTCTTTCAAGTGTGCGATGGTCATTCGGGAGGGAATGGCGTGAGGATTCAAAATAAGGTCTGGACGCAACCCGTCTTTATTGAAAGGCATGTCTCTTTCGGGAAGAATATTGCCGACGGTTCCTTTCTGACCATGTCGGCTCGAGAACTTATCCCCAATGACGGGCTTTCGTGTAATGCGAACTCGTGTCTTGGCGAAATTGCATCCTTCTCCGTTTCGGCCCATGTAGTTCTTGTCGATATACGTTTCCTCGGTGGTCCGGAAACTTTTGCTTTGGTCTTCGTACTTGATGGTTTTGGAAGGGTCGTTGCGGTTTTCTTTGATGGGAACGACCTTGGCGATAATAATGTCGCGATTCTCCACTTCCGTGTTTTCAGGAATAAATCCGCACGAATTGAGTTTCGAGTAGTTCCCGTGTTTGATCCCTTTGGTTTTAAGAGGATCGGGATTGCAACGAATGATTTCGTCCCGGATGATGTTCTTGTCTTCGTCTTTTTCGGTGTGGTAAATAGTGGCCAAGAAAAGTCCTCGATCTAGAGCCGCCTGATTGATTAGCACGCTGTCTTCTTGATTGTAGCCCGTATACGACATGATCGCCACGTGGATTTGGCATCCAGAGGGAACTCGATTTAACCCCAGGAATTCCATCATCCGGGTGTCCACCAAAGGTCTGCTAGGGTAATTGAGCGTATACGAAGTCTTATCCATGCGCTTGTCGTAATTGGTGGCCGAAATACCGATTGCTTGTTTGGCCATGGCGCACTGATACGTGTTTCTAGGCGCTTGATTGCAATCCGGGAAAGGTACACACGAAGCCAGAATGCCAAGTAAGGTACACGGATGAATCTCGCAATAATCGTATCGGTTGATCTGAAACAACGGGTTTAGATGATGAATGTATTTCCCTTTGGTTTTCATGGCGATCATGGCGTGGTTCTGTTCTTCGGGATCAATGTACTCGACTACGGATTCTTCTAGAGAGACGTCGGTCAATAAATCGTTCCAGACGAGTCGTTTGTCTTTCAACATATCAATGATTTCTTGGGTGATCATGACCAAATTGTTCTGCACCCTTAATAGCGGGCGAGTCATCCTTCCGCCGTCGTTGCATACTTTGATTTGCATGCGCTGATAATCAAAGATGATGGAGGTGTAGATGTTGATGATTCCTTTCGTCTTTTTCGATTTTAATTCGGCATACAGCTCTTGCGGAGTATGCGTGATTCCTACCCATGCGCCGTTCACAAACACTTTCACCTTGTCAAACAACTCGGTCGGAGACAAGACGTCTTCAAGGGGCAAGATGTAGGGTTTAATGTACTCGTACACATTTTGACTTTGTACTGGAATCGTCAGGTGGGTCATAAAAGCGATATTCTTGACTATTCCGATCGACTGCCCTTCAGGCGTTTCGACAGGACAAAGAAATCCCCACGTCGAATTGTGTAGTTTGCGTGGCGCAATCAGTTCTCCGGTCTTTTCCAGGGGAGTATTGACTCGTCGTAGGTGCGACAAAGTGGCTAGATAGGTCAATCGATTCAGTACTTGGGCGACTCCTACTTTACTGCTGCTGTTGGATTGTTTGACACTGAAATCTCCCGTGGACAATGCCCGATTTAATCCGTTCTCGATGGTGGTGGGTTTGAAAATTTTGTAAATATTGGTCAAGTTGATGATATTTTCGTAGTCTTCCGAAGACTTCCATGGCCCAGAATTGATTTCTCGAATGACTTGCTTTTCGATGTCCTTGACAAAACGAATAAAGTGATTGCGAAACAAGTTGTTCAAGAGAGACCCTGCCAATTCAATCCGTTTGTTCAAGTAAGAATCGCGGTCGTCGGGTTCGTTCCATCCCATCGCGGTGCGAATTAATCGGTTGGCCATGTAACCCAGCAAATACAGTTTTTGAGCCATCGACTTGCAGTGCGGAAACACATCATTCTGGAATATTTCTTTGGTGTAGTCTAGTTTCTTTATCGGCCCCGCTCCTTTTTCGTTTTGGTAAGGGTTGTAAGCCACCATACTCATAACATGTTCCAACGCATCTTCTTGAATCTTGTCGGGCGAAGTCATGTATTTCTTGGCGTCGTCAATAGACGCTTCTAAAAACTGTAGCATATCGCGTTGCTTTTCATGTTCCACATTTAACAAGATATATTCACATATTTTCTTGTCGGATAAAACGCCCATGGCGCGAAACAAAACAAACAATTCAATATATCTCTTTTGTTTCAACCGAGGAATGACTACATAAATGCCATGTCCGTATAAGTTGGGTTTGGTCGAGACGAGTAATTCCATTTGCTTGGGACTGATGCATTTGTGGTCCGGAACAGATTTGAATTCCGCGATCCAATCCCATTTTGGAGTATTCTTACCGTTAAACACATACACTCTGTTTTCGGCCGCTCGTTCTTGGCATAAAATAGTTTTCTCGGATCCTTTGATGATAAAGTAGCCCCCGCAATCCATGGAGCATTCACCCGTGTTGTGACCTTTGTACTGCGTCAATACGCAGATGGATGACTTCAACATGACAGGCATAGAGCATAGTTTTACTTTAGGAATGATTTTCTCAATCACTTTTTCTTGGTTTTCTTCGCGTATCGTGTATTGAATCTTCACGTCCATGGTGGCGTTTGACGAATACGTAAAGTTGCGCAACCGCGCTTCTTCCGGAAGCATGATTTTTGTAGCGCCGTTATTTTCATATATTTGAGGCGGTTGAAAACGTAAATTGCTTAGAAACAACTTGGCTTCTAGGCTGTACTGATCTGTTTCAGCATTGTAATCGTTTTCGGATTTGATCACGATAGGATTGAACATTTCGATCGTACGCTGCATTTGGAAATTCACAAAATGATTGTACGATTCCAATTGATGTCTCGTCAGCCGTTCCAAAGGTTTCCCTTCAAAATACGAAGCCAGTACATCAAAGAGCGATTCCTCTTGGATATGTTCCATCAAAGGAATGTCTTCCTGAAACATTTCTTTAATCATTTCAGACATAATGAACCGAGTGTGTAGTCTGAATTATAATTCAATTTTTTATATTATTTTTTTCAAAAGTTGTTTTTGGAAAGAAATCATTTTTTTTCTAGGTATATATATATGAACAAAACCAGAAAGAGATTGAAACGATATTCCGGTGGAAACGGAGAGGATTTTTGCCCTATTTGTTTGTCACCGATATCAAATGAAACCGAACCTTTGAACAGAAAATTTAAAACAGCATGTGGTCATTCTTTCCATGTTGGATGTCTACACCCTATTTGTATCTCACGTCCAAGTAGATGCCCGATATGCAGAAGGTTGTTGTCGACTCCGACCAATCAAATAAGTGATTGCGATAGAAATTATTTCCATATGGCTTTGACAAAAGACAAAAGACTCAGTGAGCATGGAGTTTTACGAGCCATGAAAGAGAATATACGACAAGATTTTCAATTAAGTAATTCTTCTGATATGGAAATGCATTTGGTAAATTTCTTAAGAAAGATGAAATTTGACTGGTTAGATGTGGATAAGTTTGACAATAAAACCTCCTTCGATTTATTTCGTTCCACCATTTATGAAAAATTATTGTGGAAAATAAATTCCTCTCATACGAGCTCTTTATCTAGAATTATGACTGTTTAATCAAAAGAACTTAAAAAGGCCAGAACTTAATTTCACAAATGACCTCAAAAACGCAATCGTCACTACTCAAGGCGTTTAATAAACATTTATTCGAATTTGTGGATGAAATCGTTGCGATTTTCCCAGAAAAAAAGGAGTTGATCGATTCACGCGATTATCTGATAACGATCAAGACCGCGAATCCTACCATACTCTTGAAATTCTGGCAAAAGTATGTGAGCGAACCTTACAAAGACCAAATCGAAAAGGGGGATTTGGACTTTTTTTTAGAAAAGGATTACAACCAAGAATTCGCTCATATAACGAACGCAATGCAAGTCATAAAATATGTAGACACGTCTCTCCGAAATCCTTTGCGAGAAATGAGTGCAGACAATCGACAGCACTGTATACGATACCTCATTCTCTTGTCGAAGATTAGTGCGGCGTACTAGATAGAGGGAGAATAGGCCACTTTAATGTTTTGGAACGGCGTTTGTTCTTCTTCTCTATTTCTTTGTTGCTGAAGATTCTGGATCGTTTCGCTCGTGTCATTTTCTTTTAAGCGGTTTGGTTTATATGTGTCCGGTGGAGTTCGAATGGACGAAACCTCTTCGTTTGCCGATATGTAGTTGTGCATTTGCCGGTTCCTTCCGGTTCCCTTGGCGCTTAAATCATCGGGGGTAGCGTTCAAAAAGGTAAATTGTTCCGATCGAATATCTTTGCCACTCAACAGCATACCGATAGGTTCGCCTTGTCCTTGCGTAGCCATTTCAGTCTCATCATTGATATGGCTTTGAAAATAAGGGTAGATGGCATCTCCAAGAAGCACATTGTAATTCTTTTCGACCAACAGCAGTGCAGGTACGGAATGTACGTTTGGCGGGAGAAGAATGCTGGCGGCATTTTCAAGAAGTACATAGGTTTGTCCAGTCTTCTGGTCTATCCGTCTTTGATCGACGCAAATGCAGTTCAATTGCTTCACGATATCATGTTTCACTAAATGACTGAGCAATTTTTTCGAATGTTTGCAAAAATTGCTGTAATACAGAATGTCCATTCTTACCTTATTTCATTCTTCTTATTTCCTACATTTGACGAAGATTTAAGGAGGACGGGGAGCGTTGAAGCTTTCCAATCTCGATCCGACGCACATGGAATATAGCAGGCGCGTAATAATGTACATCAAAAACGACACAAACACCGTATAGGCCGCCCCAAGAAGCGCAAACATATTCATTTTCGATTGATATTTGACCATAGATGCAACCGTGCCAAATGCCACAATCAAAAATCCGAAAAAATACACAACCGAAAAGTAGTAAAAGAGCATGCAATAACTTTTGTCTAAAGGCCCAAACAAATAATGTTCTAGCGACATTTATACATAACCTAAAGAAAAAAACCAGAACTTGCAAGTGCTTATGCAAAAGAGCTCCGGAAATTGCAAAAGAGGGAAATTGCTAAACAGCTCAGGAAATCGTTTTTGTGCATATCGAATGCAATAATCGGTTCTGGAGATAGAATACAAAGTATAACCCGATTCCCATGGCGGTTTTAGTTAAATAAGCATTTCCGTAGTTTTGATAAACTCCGTATACAAAGAGAAACGACCCGAGGCAAAGAAAAACGAACCCACAAATAGATAAGACTAAAAATAAGTTGCAATAATATTCTTTTTGTAGTGGACTGAACAAGAGAGAGTACCACATTTGTACTAAAGATAGAAAAAAGGATTAAAAATATATAAGGTTAAAATAGCATAACTGGCAATGTCAGAAATAGAGAAACATGTTTGGCAAATGATCGAAACTTATTTCCGCGACAATTCTCAGGCTTTAGTAAGACACCACGTGGAATCGTACAACGATTTTTTCCACCATGGCATTCAAAAAATCTTCCAAGAAACCAATCCTTTAAGACTTGAAGTCGATTACAACGAAGAAGCCGCGGATTTTGCATCCAAATGCCATTTTTATTTCGGCGGGAAAACGGGAGACAAAATCTATATCGGCAAACCCACGATCCAAGACCCGGACCATCCCCATTTGATGTATCCCAACGAATGTCGGTTACGAAATATGACGTACGGAATGCCGATCCATTACGAAATCGATGTGGAGTACGAGTATATTGCGGACTATACGCTGATTCGAAAAGAAAATCAATTTATCATTGATCCGACAGTAACCGGTCCCAAAACGCAGAAAAAATTACTGTTTAAATTGCCAAAGACCTATCTAGGATCGTTCCCGATTATGCTTCAATCCGATTTCTGTATTCTGTCGGGAATGACGAGAGAAATGCGATTCCAATTAGGTGAGTGCAAAAATGATTACGGTGGATACTTCCTGATTGACGGGAAAGAAAAAACGATTGTCAACCAGGAAAAGTTCGGAGACAATATTTTGTCGTTTTATCACCATTTCGTCGACCTTGGTGTCGACGACGAGGTCGTGGACGAGGCGCAACAGGCGAAAGAAGCCAATGAAAAGTTTTCTTATGCCGTAGACATTCGGTCCATCTCTGAAAACGTGTCCAAACCCAAACGAAAGCTGTCCATAAAAATAATGGTCCCTACTCTTCGCAATTTATTTCCAAATATCGTTGTGGCTGTACCTGACGTAGGCGCCCCGGTGCCCTTATTTATTCTGTTTCGAGCCCTAGGCATCCTGACCGACAAGGAAATAATATCTTTCTGCACGTTTTTAGATCCAGACGTCAATATCCCGCCCAAATTCGCTCCGTATCTGGATGCCTGTATATACGATGCTTCGCCAATTATGACACAAACAGAAGCGATCCACTTTATTGCGATATTCGTAAAGGGCGGTTCAGTGAGGCGAACCTTGAGTATTCTCGCAGATTCGTTTTTACCACATGTGGGCGAGGTCAACTTTCTAGAGAAGGCATTTCATTTGGGGTACATGGTAAACCGTCTTCTCTTAGTGGCAACAGGCGCCGATTCCATTACTGAAAAGGATCATTTTGTCAACAAACGCGTGGAACTGGTAGGTCCATTGATGAGAGATTTGTTTCGAGAATATTTTCTTCTCGAACAGAAAAAAATCCGGCTATTTTTCGAGACGGTGAAAGAGATGAATCAATACAAGTACTTGTGTCAATTGGTTCTAGACATGCACAGAGACGCATTCTCGAAAAAAATGGTCGAAGAGGGGTTCAAAAAGGCCTTTAAAGGCAATTGGGGTGCCCAAATTCACACGAAAAAAGTAGGCATCACACAACCTTTAGAACGTCTCTCACATAACGCCATGGTCAGTCATTTAAGAAAAGTGAACCTGCCTCTAGATGCGTCCAATAAAAATATTGCGCCTCGCGTTCTCCATCCGTCTCAATGGGGATTCATCGATCCAATCGACACCCCAGACGGAGCTAGTATTGGTCTCCATAAACATTTGTCGGTTCTAGCCTATGTTTCGCCAGAAATCTCCAGAGAGCCTCTCATGCGATGGTTGTTGCAAGAAAACCAGATTCATGTATTGGCCTTGACGACTCCCATTCAACAAGGGTTGTTGTGCAAAGTGATTCTCAACGGTTTGTGGATTGGTGGCGTGACTCATCCTTCCGAATTGATCAAAAAAGTGAAAAATTACCGCAGGTTCGGGCTTTTGCCACAGACGGTGAGTATTTCGCTCGATGCGCAAAGGAACACCGTGTTGATACAATGCGATGGCGGACGTTTATGCCGTCCTCTTTTTTACAAAGACGGCGAGAATAATTTTCCTTTTCAATTCCCCAACTGGCTCAAAGAAGATGCTACTTGGGAAGGAATTATATCGACGACGTTGCAGTCCAAAAAACCTCGAACGGGTCGAGATATATCTTCGTGGAGCGACATGTATGCGGAAAAGGAACCAACGAATTGGGATACCGATTATCCGAAAGCGATTATCGAGTACATAGACAACAACGAGACGGAGTCGGCATTGATCGCAATGGACGCGACCTCTACTGGAAAGTATACTCATTGCGAACTGCATGCATCTACCATTTATGGCAACATGACGAATCTCATCAATTACTTGGAGCATAATCCGGTGACCAGAAACTCTTTTTCTTGTGGTCAAAGCAAACAAGCGTGTTCTCTATATCATACGAATTACCAACTGAGGATGGACAAGATGGCGGTCGTTCTATGCAACGGCCAAATTCCCTTGGTGAAAACTAAATACATGAATATGTTTACGAGAGAAGAAAACCCTTACGGTGAAAATGCAATAGTCGCGATCATGTGTTTTACAGGGTACAACGTCGAAGACGCCATTCTCCTAAACGAAGCTTCGCTGCATCGCGGGCTGTTCCGCACCACGTATTATACCACGTATGAAGCGTTTGAAGAAAAGGAAGAAGAATCGTTTGGTGGTACCACGGAAACAATGAGAGAAACTACTTTCACAAATGTAGAATTAGAAGTGCGGAAGAAGAACATGACACTTTGTACGGGGTATGACTATTCAAAACTGGACGACAACGGTCTCATTCTCGAAAATACGGAAATGACTGACCAATTGGTGGTTATAGGGATGACCGAATCCAGTAAAGGGTCGGAGAAACGTTCCGACAAATCGGTTTTTCCGAAAAAAGGACAGGTGGGGTACGTCGATAAAGCGTTTATGACTGACGGCGAAGAAGGGAAACGAATTGCAAAAGTGCGCATACGTGAAGAACGCATTCCTAATTTAGGAGATAAATTTGCCTCGCGTGCAGGACAGAAAGGGACGGTTGGGATGATCATCCCTGAAGCGAATATGCCATTTACCAAAAATGGATTGCGACCAGACATCATCATCAATCCTCACGCGCTCCCGTCCCGAATGACCATTGGACAAATGATCGAAACCATTGTAGGAAAAACCTGCGCGTTCCAAGGTACCTTTGGAGATTGTACCGCGTTTTCCAAAACCGATAAGTTGGACATTTTTGGGGAACTTTTATCCAAACACGGTTTCCATTCGTCGGGAGACGAAATTATGTATGACGGTATGAGCGGGAAACAAGTTGAAGCGTCTGTGTTTGTGGGGCCCACGTATTACATGCGATTGAAACACATGGTCAAGGACAAAATTAATTTCCGCGCTAGAGGACCCAATACAAACGTTACCCGGCAACCGGTCCAAGGCAGAGCGAATGACGGTGGGTTGCGAATCGGCGAAATGGAACGCGATTCGCTTATTGCGCACGGCGTTTCCTCGTTTTTGCAAGAATCCATGATGGAGCGATCGGACAAATACCAAATGGCTATTTGTAACCACACCGGAATGATTGCGATCTACAACGAATCCAAAAATCTTCTTTACAGCCCAAATATCGACGGACCGATTCGATACGCAAATGTGAACTCTTCTCTGGCAAATGTAAGTGTTCAACCTTTGAGTCGATTCGGTAAATCGTTTAGTCTGGTGAGCGTACCGTATTCCTTAAAAGTCATGATTCAAGAACTCCGAGCCATCAATGTAAATGTTCAACTCATTACCGAAGACAATATCGATCAGTTTCAAAATATGGCCACGTTTAAAAATGTGGATCTTTTATTGCATTCGAAAGACACCACTCCACAAATGGTGATGAAAGAAATTGTAAAAGCGGTTCGTGTGGAAAAAGGCGGGAAAAAGATCGAGGAAGTGCGGAAGAAAATATCAAGCGACGTATTGTTAGAGGAGGAAGAGGAAGAAGAAGAGGAAGAAGAGGAAGAAGAAGAAGAAGAGGAAGAAGAAGAAGAAGAGGAAGAGGAAGAGGAAGAAGAAGAAGAAGAGGAAGGAGAAGAAGAAGAGGAAGAGGAGAAAGAGGAGGAAGAGGCTCCCTGTGAGCCTGGGTCGGTGGTGAATTGGAAAGGCGATACGAAGCCCACCCGTGAATGGACAGTTCAAAAACGCAAAGATAATTATTGCACGATAGACACAAACGATTTAGAAAATTTAGATCTCGAAAAATCTGTGAAAATTGTACGTTCAGCCGAATTACATCTGCCTTATTTCCCAAATACTTCCATTCCTCCTCCTGTTCCTCCTCCTGTTCCTCCTCCATTTCCGCCTTCAGTTCCTCCAGATTCGATACTTTCCTGTCCGCCGCAAATCAATTTCGCTCCTGTCATTAAAATTTTTCAAGGGGACGGTAGTGATATGTCCGACCCTGCACCCACTAATCCACCAGAACCAGATATACCAGAACCAGATCCAGTTCCGGTGCCAGAAACGGTTGAAGAAATCGATTTTTCAGTGCCAGTGATAAAAATATGAAAAATCCAAAAAATTGAAAAAAATATAAAAGAAACTCTGTATATCTACAATGGCGACTTTTATCTACAATCCCTTGGTTCAAATCCATCGTTCGCGAATGAATGCGTTGGATGTGTTGTCGAGTGTATACGGATATGACATTTCGGGCCAAACCGGGTTTAGTATTGCGGAAGTCGATATTATGAAAAGCAACGATCAGTTAGACATGCATCTCCAATCGAGCAACCCCGATGTTCCTCAAACGTACATCCACTATTTTGGACCAGAAAAAAAAGTGTTGAGCACCAAAGAGTTGCAGAACTTGGTGGACATGTATTTTGTGCATCTAGGGTATTTGAAAAAAACGGATTGTCTGTACATCATCTACAACGGCGAACCGAACGATTCACTATACAAAGCGATGGAATATTTTTGGAACCACGACGGGTATTTCATTGTGGTGATGAACATTAAACGATTGCAATTCAATATTTTAGAGCACCAATTGACGCCCAAAATGGTTATCCTTACCCCTCCCGAAGTCGCGAATTTAATGATCGAATTAAACATTCAGTCTCTGCAACAACTGCCTGAAATATCACGTTACGATCCACTTGCATTGGCAGTTTGTCTTCGTCCAAGACAAGTATGTAAATTCTTTCGAAATTCGCCTACGGCAGTTGAAGCAGTATACTATCGAGCTTGCATCTGAAAATCTCCACTCTATGTATATGGATAACTTTAGAGGATTTAGAGTAAAAAGAAAAACCTCCAATGGCGTAATGGGGTCCGGAATTTTCGGAATGTTGGGAACAACCATTCAATGCAAAGATTCAGATAATTCGTACTACTGCAATTTTATGAAACTCATTCAGATAGTCGTTTATATGTCTATTATACTCTTGATTATATTTTGGATTTACTCTTCTTTTAAAAAGTAAAGACAGTCATAGATTTCGCATGAACTCAACTATGTTTTCTTATGTGGAGGAAAACAATTCGGTAGGCAAATATTAGTTTTTTTTACGAAGACCAGAAATCGTAACAAGAATGAACGAATTAGCCGAACGTATCAATCGTGTTATTACAAAAAAACGAATCCAACATATTATTTTCGAGGACCGTAAAATCCAATCTTCAGAATATGAGGATATTGAGAAACAAATGAACGAATTGTTTTTTGAATACCAAAAAACAAAAAATGATCACGACCAATTGCAACTGATATTTACAGAAAATGAAATGACACAAATCTCATCCGAATTTAAAGATATTTTGAGTAAAACCATTCAAGAATCTTTTCAAAGACTTGTGCGAGTGATCGAAGTGTTAGAATACGAAGTAGATATTTTAACAGAAATTTTCGACGAGATCATTAGTGAAGAAGTTTTCGACGAAATGATGAATGAAAAAATGGATCATCTTATTGATCTGGAAAGTGTTTCTGAAGAAAAAAAGGAACCGAAAAAAAAGGTTGAAAAGAAAGAAAAAACTAGATTAGATCCTCATAAACTCAAAACAAAATCTCTAACCAAAAAACAATTGGAAGAAAGAATAATTTGTCCCATTTGTCGAGAAAATCATATGAAAATCGAGTCTGTATTGACGTGTTGCGGTCATTCTTTTGGAAAAGACTGTTTCCGAACCTTTCAAGAAGAAAGTAATAAATGTCCCGTATGTTTTATCGATAATCCATCTTATTGTGAATTTCGACAACGTCCATATAACAGAAAAGGAAAAGACGTCACTCCCGAAATCATCCCTGGTAATTCCGAAGTGGCCTTCCTCATTGGATAGTTACACTTAACGATTCAAAAACAAAGAACGAACTCAGGAATCTCATACTTCGTTCTAATTTTTTCGGCCAGTCTATCTAACTCTGTCTCGATAACAAAATTTTTAGGCATGACCATCTGCAAGCTCATCCGCGTCCCGTCTGCCATTTTCTTGTCATACGTCAGGGTTCTATCCTTTTTCAGCGTTACGCATTTTGGAAGTCCACGGCTTTCTGAAAAACTCACCGGGAACACGTCTTTCTCTAAATCATACACCACTTTATTCGCCGCATGTAACTTATCCATGATACTGACGTCCTTCGATTTCGACGACTCCCACGACTTGAGCTTTGGATGTCCTTCTACTCGAAAATATTCACGTGTCTTGTTATTCGCCTTGTCGTATACAGTAAAGTAATATACCACATGTTTCCGCAGCATATCCTGTGTAATTCCTTCAGGTAAATCCCTTGCATTGTGATTACGCTTCCGTTTTGTATCGGGAAGTGAACCGATCTTGTTTGCTTCTTGTTCTTCTCTTGTCGCAATTCGCAAGTTAGCCCACGTATTATTCAAAGGGTCTCTATCGATGTGATCCACACTAATGGTGGACGTTCCTTTTCCATTACCATGACAACCTGTGATAAGTTGATGAATCAACATATGTTTGCTTTCATGGCCAGGGAAACGAGCCGCAATATATCCATTGTTGCATATGTACCAAGATAATTTAATATTGGATTCGGCTTCGTAATCTAAAATCTTTTGGTATGATTCGCGACATAACTTGACAATCGTATCCTTTTCGCAGTACATCAACAATAACTCTTGTCCGTTCTCGCGAACCACCCAAATGGGATTTTTGATGATATTGGCATCGCATCCGCGAGTATTCGTGTGGCCTTGAATGAATAAAACGAATTCATAGCTTTTGATGGTATTGATCAATTCTGGTTTGTTCCGGAGACACGGATTATCGACAATTTCTCGGTATTTGTTAACCATTTCAACGTTCATTCTCCGCAAGTCGTTTTTTCCATTCTTGAAACGAAATATCTGCATCGGGAGCAAATATGAACTCTAATAAGGAACATTTTGAGTCTCCGTTTACAAAATACGGATATTCTCCTTTGAACCAATCGACTTTCAAATTAACCAAATTGTTCATGTCCTGGAAATCAACCATATACTGTTGTTCATCATACATCAACTCACAATGACTGGCGGTAATCTTGTAAACCGGCGTGATTTTCATAATATTCATTTATGATGTATATTATGTTTTGGAATCAATTTTTTTTTATTTTTTTTTGGGAATCCAAAAAATGTTTTTTTTTTATTTTTTTTTGGGAATCCAAAAAATGTTTTTTTAGAATCAAAAAAGTCTGTTTTTATTTTTAAAAAAAGAAATACAAGCAAAAACACCTAAAACTATCCCTTTTGGATGCATTACTAATTTGAATAAGCTATGCCCGCCATTCCCGACATCACGCGCAAGACGTTATAGTTGATGGCGTAAACCCGAACCTTTGCGGTAGATGTTCCTGAAATGGCTCCGGAAGAGAGGACCAGTTGGAGAACCGCGTTATCAATTCTGGAAAAGTTGCAAGATCCACTGGGTTGATGTTCCTCAGGTCGCAGGGCAAAAGAATACACGTTAATACCCGTATCAGGGGCTCTAGTGTGATGCTGATAAGGCTGCAGCACATCAAAATAAGACCCTTCGCGTTCCGAGAAACGATCCTGTCCGTTGAGCTGCAACTTGGCGGTGACCACGGGATTCTCACCCCAGCAGTGCATATCCAGAGCAGTTTCTGCGAGAACGAAGGTGCCGGCATCCGAAACTCCAGATTGAGTGGAGGTTTTGGGAACACCAACTTGTTGGTTAAACATAATTTCAGGGTTCGTGGTCCCAGGCGTGGTCCAATTGTTAATGTACAAATTGGTGGTCGGAGGTGCTTCGGAGTATCCGACATCCGCTGCTCCGGCCATCTCGAATAAACCATTCGTAATGAAGGAGTCAGAACCTGATGTCGCATCAGGGGCACCAAAAGCATGAATGGCGTTAGGTAGAGCATCGATGGCGTCCGTGTAGTTGAAGGGCTGGGCCCCGAGAGTCTTGTAAAGCGTCATGCTACCTTCCAAAGAGGAGCAGTAATCGACGTTGGCATCCGGTTGCACGACCCAGATAAGCTCTTTGCAAGGGTGATTGAAGTTGAGCTTGATTTTGTTCGACGAAGAACCAACGGATTCGTCGCCGGTGAATTGAAGCTGTTCAATCAGATATTCGTGAGGGTTCTGCGCCATCTTTCTGCGCTCATCGGTGTCTAAGAAGATATAATCAATGTACAAGGAAGCGGCCACCAAAGACTGTTGATAAGCTTGAGTCACGGAGCAAGTGTTTTGCGTGGTATTGTCCAGCGTAGATACGGCCCACAGACATTCACCGATAGGGCGAATATCCAGATTGATCTTGACTTCGTGATATTGGAGCGCGATCAAAGGAAGAGCCAACCCGGGATTCTTCGTGAACCAGAACTGGAGAGGAATGTACAAGGTTGTCTCGGGGAGCGCATTTCGAGGGGCACACACTTGAGAAGGTCCGCCTGCCGCCGCACAAGGCCCAGCAATCGCAGCGAAAGAAGGATCGGTAATGTAGGTCAATTGAGTAGTATGGCCGATCATTTTCCAGTAGCCCTTTTGCTGCTCAGAAGTCATGGTCAATTGGTTCCAGATGTGCATCCAGTCACCATATTGACGGTCGATTCGCTGACCTCCAATTTCAACCTCCACGCAAGCAACCAACTGCTCTCCGATGTAGTCCAACCAACGAGCATACACGTAGCCAGTGCTGTTCTTCATGTCCTGGTTAATCTCAGGAAGAGTCACTTGCAAGTAAGTTCGGTACGCCAAATCACCGTTTCTGGAAAGAATAGCGCTGACTCGGCGACCGAAATCAGCTTGTCCTTGAAATGTTTGCTCAATACTTTCCATGGCAAAGTTGGTATGTCTGCGGTAAGATACCTTCCAGTACGTGATTTCGGGCGTTCCAGTAAGAAACAAGTCTTGTGCGCCATAGGCGACGATTTGCATGAGTGCTCCTGCCATTTCTCTTGTATATTATCTCTAAACATTTTATTTTTGGTTGTTTTGATTTTGGTTGTTTTGATTTTCTGGATTTTCCTAGGTTTCCCAGTTTTTTGCTAAAGCTCAAAAAGGAAATCTCCTGAAATTTCGAAATTGATCTTGTCTTTTTTTCTCCTCTTCTTTTCGAAATTGTTCTTGTCTTTTTTTCTCCTCTTCTTCCTCTTCATATTTCTTCCAATTTTCTTCAAGTTCTTTAAACTTTTTCGCGGCCTCTTCTTGACACGATAAGTTCATATCAGGATGGAAAATTTTGCTTTGAACATAGAATTGTGCTTTAGTTGTACATTGAGTAGGTATTTTGTCTTTACTGCGACAATTTTTTTCTTTCCAATCCAGATTTTTTTGTGCTTGTTCTTCTGCTTTTCGAGCCAGTTCTTTTTTCTTCTCTTCTCGAGCCTGCTCAATTTTTTTGGCTCGTTCTTTTTCTGCTTTTTTTTCGGCCGATAAACGACGTCTTTCTTCCTCAACTCGAGCCCGTTCTTTATTTTCGGCAGATAAACGACGTATTTCTTCCTCTGCTCGAGCCCGTTCTTTATTTTCGGCAGATAAACGACGTCTTTCTTCCTCTGCTCGAGCCCGTTCTTTATTTTCGGCAGATAAACGACGTCTTTCTTCCTCTGCTCGAGCCTGCTCCATTTTTTGTGCGCGCTCCATTTCTTTTTTTTCGGCGGATAATCGTCTTTCCTCCGCTTGAGCGAGCTCCCTTTCTTTTGCGAGTGTTTGTTTTGCACGTCGTATAAAGTCCAATTTAACCTCCTCGGTACTTTTCTTTTGGGCTGCTTTTTCGTTGATTTTTTTCGCGAGGCTTTCGTTTTGTTTTTGCTGCAGTTTTTCTGCTTTTTCAGTCAATTCTGCTACTTGCGCAGTAAGACGTCTTTCGTTTGATTTTAGACGTTTTTCTTCCGCAAGTCTTTCCATCTGTAGCCGTTCCAAAAGATTTTCCTTCTTTTGCTTCGCTTGCTCTAAAAGTTCTACGTGTATTCGTTTATTTTGCTCGGTTAATCGAGCATTATGAGCGGTTTCTCTTAAAGTATTCAATTTGTCTTTTTCTATTTCAAGTTTTTCCTTTTTTTGCTGGACTTCTCTTTGTTCTTTTTTTAAGACCTCTTCTCTTTTAGTCAATTCAACTTTCATTTCTTCTATTCTAGCAAGTTCCCTGCGATTTTTTTCAGCAAATCTTTGATTTTCTTTCTGATTTGCTTGCGTTAAAAGTTCCGCATGTATTTTTTTTTTTTGCTCGCCTAATCTAGCCTCTTTGAAAGCGCTTTGTAAAACGGAATTCAATTTCTCTCTAATATCAGCAAGTTTTACAACTTCTTTTTCAAGTTTTTCCTGTTTTTGCTGGACTTCTCTTTGTTCTTTTTTTAACTCTTGTCTAGTGATTTCAACTCTCTTATCTCTTATAGCAAGCTCCCTTTTTGTCTTTACAAAATCGTATTTTTTTGCCGTTTTTTTTGCTTTTAAGAGTTTTCTCTTCTTTTTGGTTTGTCGTTTTTGGGAAACCACGTCCATTTTTTCAAAGAATGGACTATCCGCGTCCATTTTTTCAAAGAATGGACTATCCACGTCCATTTTTTCAGAAAATGTTTCGCTTGAGTCTCGAAAATTCTTTTGTACATTCATTGGTTCCATATTATAATGAATAAAATTAAATATATAAACTTATAAATTGAAGGGGAAAAAATGGATAAGAAGAATAAAAACGTCTCTATTGACGAAAAACATCTCGATATGGTGCAAATATTTCACGTAATAGAAAACGAAACCATCCCTAAACTTATTCTCGAAAAAAAAGTATTGGAAGAACGCCTTCAAAAAAGCACGAATCGTCACTGTGAAGAATATTATGAAAACCTAGAAAAATGGACAGACTTGAAGCAAGAACTTGGAAGTCTCAAGAAGAAGAAAAAAAAGTATCTCCTAGAAAACTCAAAATTCATTTTTCATTACTACGAAGAAAAGCAGAAAATATCGAGTGGTGAGAATATCAAGGATGTCAACACTATCAACAAGTTTTTTCGCATCAAAGAAATTGCCGATGAACCAGAGAAAAACAAACCGTCCAAGCAGATATACCAACAATATTGGAAAAACGTCGGAAATGAAATTATTCAGATGCAAGAATATGTCATGGACTCTGAAATGTGTCTCTTCTGCAATAAAGGAGAACTTATTCCGTTAGAAGAAGAGGGTATTTTAATTTGCAATAATGTCCAATGCGGTAAGTTTTTGCTGCATATTGTGGAAAACCAAAAACCTCTCAACAAAGAAATGCCAAACGAAGTGTCGTATACCGCATATATTCGATTAAACCACTTCAAAGAAATTTTATCCCAGTTTCAGGCGAAAGAGACGACTAAAATTCCCGACGAGGTGTTGGAGACGGTTCGTCAACGGATCATCAAAGAACGCAAGAAGATCTCGGAAATGAACTACATGGAAATGCGCAACATATTGAGTATTCTCGGATATAACAAGTATTTTGAGCATATTCAATACATCAACTCTATTTTGGGGATCAAGCCTCCCGTCATGGACGAAGAATTAATTGAAACCCTTTGCGTGCTTTTTATCGAAATACAGCAACCTTGGGCGATTTTTTGTCCCGTAACGCGGACCAATTTTTTCAACTATACCTACATTCTTTGTCAGTTGTGCGTATTATTGGACCAAAAACAATACCTGCCGTTTATTCCAATGATGAAAGATCGTATCAAACAATTAGAACAAGATATGATCTGGAAAAAAGTCTGCCAATATTTGGACTGGGAATATTTTCCCACTGTGTAAACAACTTAAATAAAAAACACTCGATAATATAACCATGGACGACCCGGAACTCTATTTCAATGATTTTTCCGATTCAAATACTCTTCCCTCGGAAGAACCCATTTGTACTCTTGTGCACAACATCCGGGTCAACAATTCAAAAATGAAACTGTATGAGACCAAACCAGTCATCGGTGCTCGATTAGTGAATGCCGTGACTGGATCACCTTATTACCTTCCAAATTACGTGGTGGGATCAAAGAACGAAGATAACGTGTTCAAAATAAAAATGATTAACGGTGCGTGTCGCAACAAGTCGCCTGTGTTTATTTTCGATAGCCCAAAACAGTACGAATTCGCACTTCAGACGATACTGGTAGACGATATCAAACACAAGTGGGAGATGAAACAGAAATTCAATCCGTTTAGCATCTACAAAACTCGCGAAGTTGAATAATTGTGATTTTTAACCGACAGAAAAACTTTTTTTTTATTTTTTCAAAGTTTTTTCAAATATTTTTTATTTAAACCAAAAAAGGTATCTAAAAAAACCTTCCATTTTTCCGACGATGACGGACAAGGCCTCTAGAATCTTGTGGTTCTTTCCATCTTTATATGATTATCTGGCAAAGATGGAGGAGGAGACCGCGTTACAAAGGTAGATTCTATTTATCCTATTGACTTTATCCTATTGACTTTATCCTATTGACTTTATCCTATTGACTTTATCCTATTGACTTTATTGACCCTAATCCTATCTAGATTTACACTATTAAAAAGCATCACGACGACATCTTGCATCGAATATGAGAGATTCTTTGAGGAAGAAGCGAGAACGAAACCGGAACCGTGGGTAGGAGAAGCAAATGATGCAGTCAATGCCGCGCAGAAGAACGGTGTAAATTACATACATTTGGGTTTTATTTTTCTTAAAGAGGTGTTTCCTCATCTGGAAATGGATTCAGATTATCTTAGCTTCTTCCACGCTATTCTCAGTGCTCCAGATTGTGGGACGATTCGACTATGTCTTTCAGATGCGTCGACGATCGATCCCGACAATCTTTCGGTGACGAGCAATTTATCGTTCGTAAGTCGACCTTTCTCGGTCGAAGATTGTCCATTGGAAACATATCCTATTGGTACTTGTTTTTACAAACATTTCACAGAACGGTATGAGCCATTTAAAGGTTGTGTTACCGGAATAGCTTATGAACCAGGAATGCATTTGAGCGACATACTATACTCGGTTGTATATGAAGACGATGACAGAGAAGAAGTGTCGCACAATGAACTTACTTTCTTAATCGCTAATATTGAACCTTTTTACGTTGACATCTAACGCCGATTATCCTTCCGATAATTTAAAAAAATGTGAAAGGGATTGTTTACACGAAGAAACGGTTGGAAGAATAGAAAATTGGATTTTCATTTTGGGGTGTAAAATATTGAATCGTTTCAATGATTTTTGAATAGATACAAAAATACTTGAACGAGCTAAAAGAGCTCTTAAAGCTCCGACTTCCAAACAGCGCATTAGAAACGGGGAAGTATATGAAAATATATCGAAAAAACATAATATCTCACGTCATAGATATGGATGCTTTTGTGGTTCATTATGGAGCTTCAATATTAGTGAGCGCTATCACTGCTGGCATTGTTGTGGTATTGAAGGATGTTTATGAGTATGTGAAGAACGCCGACTATCACGTGCAATCCGCCATTCGTTCGGATATGCGGACCAAAAATCATTTAAATCGAGGTTATTTCGTGGAGAACTCTGCCTTGGCGAACGAGCTGGTCAGTATATTTGACAGAGCGTCGGATGAAGGTGGCCTATATGTATTGGGATCCCCTGCACACACTGGAAAGTCAGTATATTTACAAGAATATTTGAACAGGTATCGAATTTGTAAGCAAAAGTACATAAAATTTGTTCAATTTGAAGAGCAAGCAATTACCATCTCCTCATTGAAGGAACGACTTGGCATTCCGAATGGGCGAAAATTCGTCGAATTTTTACCTGAGAAATCATTGGTTATCATAAAATTTAATAACCAAACTCTCAACGATGAAATGAAATCATTTTTTACGATATTGGCCACAAGCAGCTTCAATAGCAAAGCATTTGCTGTGATTGTTTCAGTGTCTTCTTCAGACGTATACAGAGAGATACTACGTTGCAATAACGGACAGAAGATTTTTCCTCTCTGTAACCCTACTCTATTGAAGTTTGATGAAGAAATGATGAGATTGTACATAAAAGAGATTCAACCAGAAATAAAAGCGCCAGTCGCTGATAAAATAATAAAAGATTGCTTGATACATGGCTCAGTCGGATTGTTGCAACAAGTAGTAAGAAGTTTTGATGGGCACCATTGTCATCCTCCTGTCATAGTGAACAATTGGCTCGAGTTTCAAAAGATTTACGATGAATTTTGTTGGGAAAGAAAATAAAATATGTTTACCAAAAACCTTTGTTTCGTAAATTAGCATTTCGTAGATTTATCGAACAAAACAAAGTGAGGTAAAATTATTGAATGAGATTGAAAATAACTACCTTACCAAAGAAGAAATAAAAAATTTACACGACCAACCAAAATATTATCAAAATACTGAATTTTTCAAAATAAAACCAGAGGAAATTAAAAATTGTTAAATGGGCGTTTTAAATGAGAAAAGGTGTA